GCACCGCGGTGACGGATACCCGTACCGAAGCCGCGCACGTAGTACGCATCCAGCAGCGGGTAGTCGGCGTTACGGCCCTTGACCAGACGCATACCCCGGAGACCGGAGTTGGCGTGCTCGCGGAAACCGATCGGGTTCTGGAGGTTGTCCCGCCCGCCGGTGGCGAAGGCCACCAGGTAGCCGGCCGGGATGTAGTCCTCCTGGACGACGATCAGGTCACCATAGGAACCGATGACGTTCAGACCGTTGAGCTCACCCGGAACCGGGCTGCCGTTGATGATCTGAGTGTTGATGTCGAGCAGCGACGTGGGCTGACCCTGGGCGGGGATGAAGTCCCACATACCCGCGCCACCGTTGATCGTGGAACGGAAGTTGCGGATGACATTGCCCTCCGCGGTGTTCACGATGACAACGGTGCGGTAGCCCTCAAGGCGGTTGTAGCCGTGATGGGCGAGGTGGTTCGCCATCTCCTCCAGGTCGCCCTGGTCGACAGTCGCGGCGCCACTCACGAGGAAGTGGTTGTGACCGTTGGAGAACGTGTTCGTCTTGTAGGACGGCGGAGTACCGGCGTCGTCGGACACCCCGTTGTAGAACCCGTAGACGTTGTACGCGTTCCCGCGGATCGTCGCGGCGTCGGTCGTGTTGCGGAACAGCTGACGCATGATCTTGCTGAACACAAGACGCGAGTCAGCCTCAAGAGCCTGGTTCTCGATGGCCTGCACCTGGGAGGCCGGGGCCTCGGCGAGGAACTGCCAGGTGAACCGGTTCGCGAGGTCGTACCACTTGAAGCCGAAGCCCATGGAGTACGAGTCGAACTCGGGCCGGTAGGCCTTCGGGACACCGAACTCCGACGCCTCCTCGAAGTCGCCTTGAGACCCGAGAACGGGGATCTCTTCGATAGGCGAGTTCACCGAGTAGGTGAGGAAGTCGACCAGCGTCTGTCGCTGACGGTTGTACTCCTCGTTGACGGCCTGGAACTCGTTCCAGAGGTCATTGAGGTCGCGACCATCAGCGGTCTGCGTGATCAGATCACCGGTGGTGGCGAAACCCTTGGCGCCACCGGCGATGCCCTGAATGATGCCGAGGTGACGAGGGTCGATCGTCTCGATACCGCGGAGCGAGGCACGCTGGACAGCGTGAGCCGGAGTGACCATGTCGAGCGAGTAGGCCCGAGCAAGCTTGGTGCTCATGAAAGTGTCCTCCTTTCCGAGGATCAGCGAGCGGTGCGCACGACGAGGCGCGAGGCCTCGACCGTGTGGCCGACGTAAGGGTTGGTGTTGGTCGTGTTGAGCGTGCCGTCCGCAGCCGCGTAGTACTTGGTACCGGCGGCCAGGCCGGGAACGTCCACGATCTCACCATCGGTCATGACGTCGACGATGTCGCCAATGGCGCGGACCGCGTGCGAGACGAAGACACCGACATAGCCGGAGTTCGCCGCGGTACCGACGACCACACGGCCGTTAGCGTCGAGCGAGACAGCCTTGACCAGGAAGGCGTTCGCCTCAGTCACCGCAGCCGCGAGCGGCGCGCGGAATCCACCGGAGATCGGGTCGTACTTGTCGTAGTGGGCACCCAGTGCCATGGTTCACCTCTTTCGGAGGAGAGCAGTTAGCCGTTAGCGCCGGGTGGCGAGAACGGGGTACGTCTTGGACAGCGCAGCGCGGTCAGGCTTGGCCCGGCCACCCTTGCGTCGACCGTTTGTCGCAGAACCGGAGGGGTTCCTGTCCTCTTCGTCAGCGTCGTCCTTGTCAACCTTGACCTCGGCCTTTTTGATGAGGTGAGGCTTGGCCTTTGCCAACTTCTTAAGGGCTTCCTTGAGACCGACAACCGTTCCGTCTTCTTCGATCTCCACCTCGGACAGATCCGCCAGACGCATGGCGTCCTCCGGATCGTGCCAGGTGAAGTCGTTGGCGGACAGGAATGCGTTGTTGATGCGGAGGGTCTGAATCGTCTTGGATGACTCAGTAACGGTCTTTTCGAGCTCGGCGACCCGCGCGGTGGTTGCCTCGTCGAGCTTTCCGTCCTTGCCCTCTGCCTTCAGCGCAGCGTTCTCGGTCTTGAGGGTGCTGACCTCAGCTTCGAGCTCAGCCTTCCGACGATCCGCGGCGGCGCGATGCCGCTTGACGCGCTCGTACTCAGCCCGGTCAACCGTGTCGTCCCCATCGGAGCTCTTGTCCTTCGAGGCCTTCGGGTCGTCCTTGTCATCGGCATCGTCCGAGGCGTCATCCCCCTCGTCGTCGTCGTCCACGTCATCAGGACCGTCACCCTCGTCATTGTCGATAAGCTCCATGCGGAGATCCGCACGGCGAGCCTTCGAGGCGGCGAGAATGGCGGCGGCCTGATCCGTGAAGTCGGACGGGCGAAGAGTGGTGCGCAGCATGGTCGGTCCTCCGGTGTTATGCGGGCGTCGCTCTGTACGACCCGATCTAGCAACCACACGATGGGCGCACGGTCCCGGTGTGGGTCAAGCAGTCCCTCGCTCGGAGGGAAGTTGTCGGCCGGTGCGAATGTACTGTCTGAGATCCGCCACAAAGTCATCCTCGGACTGCATCTCATACGTCATATAGCACAGGCAATGGGGATGTGGCTTAAAAGGTACACCACCAGTGGGGAATACACCCCGGCCTAGGTCATGCGCGTTCTCGGTTGCGTACTCGTCGCACTTATCTTTCTTGGGGTGAGACTTGGAGAGGTTCCATTGCACGCCGACAACCCACGGTTTGTTTCGCGCCACCGCGATCTGACGCTCGTGAAACGCGTTGTTCAACTCGGTGCGAGCCAGCCTCATAGCCGCATAGGACACACCTCCCGGTGTGGAGGGGTTCACCATGCTCCGGACAGTGCCGGCGAGCTCGCGCGCGGAGAGTCCCTGAATGATGCCGGCGCGGATGGCCCGTTCGAGCGCTCCGGAGGACAGCGAGGCATTCCGCCACACTCGGGCCGACAGGTTCACTTCCCGACGATGGGCTTCGGTCACTAGCCCCGAGTTCGCCATCTGGCGAGCGGCATCACGTAGCAGTTCAGCCTGCTGGCGGGGGAGGGCTGCGAACAGCACGTCATCCATGAACTCCGCGGCACGCATTGCCGCGCGCTGGGCAGCTGCCAGCCGACGCACGATCAGTGGGCCGATGCCCTGCAGCCAGAGCTGCTCCTGCAGCTCTCGAATGGCTGCGATGACCTGGAGCAGCTGCGCCTGACGAACCCGGTTACCAATCCCCGGGGGGGCGAGCTCCAGGGCAAGGACCCGCTGCTCGGCGTCTCGCGCAGCCTGAGCCAGCACGCGATTGAGCTCGGCATCGGCCTGCCGCTGCACCCCGAGATACTCAATCAGCGGCTGGCGTTGGCTTGGGGGCACCGATTACTCATCCGGAGAGTTGACGTCTTGCTCCTCGGACATGCGAGATCCGAGCGGATCGACAGATGCCTCAGTGATCGCCCGAGTGCTGGCGATGATGTCGGCATCCATGTTAGTCGGGAATTGGTATCCCAACTTGGTTGCCTCGGCTCGGAAGAACTGAACCGAAATGACCTTGGCCGCCAGCATCTCGTGCAGTTCGGCGAGCTTGGCCGCACGGTTCAGCGGCAGCTTCTCGCCCACACGGCCGCGGACACGCACGTCTTCGCCGAAGTTGGTGGCCTCATATGCCGGGAACCAACCCCGAACGAGATCGAAGAACATTTGATCATGCGTGTCGAGGATCAGCTGATCCTTTTCCTCGACCTTGGCAAGCATGGGCGCCATCTGCAGCATGAGCGAGATACCGGACTCGGCAACCGAAACGTCGACCTTGCCACGAGCGACGTCGGGCACGCCGGCTGCCTCATTCATCATCCGCAGCAGGAAGGCGATGTGATCCTGACTGGGCTGCACCGATCCGACGCCGGTAATCTTTTCGAAGCGCGAGCCGGCGGGATGCTCGACCACACGGCCCGGGCCAAGCTCCCAGGGCACCTCTTCACCATCATCATTAGTTGGAGGCGGAGCGTCGGTGGCGTAAACCCCGAGACCCATCAGCGCGAGCGTGAGCTCTTCATCGGAGATGGTCTGGTTAACCGCCCCGATAATCCGCTCCAGCCCGCGCAGCTCCGAGGACCCAAAGGGGTTGGCCGGCTCTTCGAAGTTCTTGATGTGGTACACCGGCAGCGCAGTAATCTGCGGAGGCAGGTCCTCGACCGGTCGAATGATCTTCTTCGGACGTGACTTCGGGCCGCCCCAGTCATCGACCTCGAAGAGCGCCTCCTCAACCGTGACGCCGGGCCCGTCTTCCTTCTTACGGTAGGTAAGCCGCTTGATGAAGACGTCGTCGTTCTCATCGGTCACCGTGTCCACGATGTGACAGCCGAGAATGCGATCGAGGTCATCCTCGTCCCAGATCGGGAAGTACGACGCCGGGTCGAGTGGGTAGATGGAGATGCGCGAACCCTGGGGCTTGGACGGGTTGGCGATGATGTGCCAGCACCAGTCACCGCGTATCAGGCCGAAGCGCTTGTTGCCGTTGAACTTGGATTTGAACCGCTCCCGGGTGAACAGGTCCTCAATCGCCAGCGTGACGGCCTGGGCGTCCGACGAGGCCGAGGAGTCGCCCCCCGAGCGCAGATCCACCGCGAAGTCGAACCCCGCAGCCGCGTAGCGGTGTGTGGTGTCCACGATGATGCGCCCGGTCGGCACATAGATCGGCCTGTCCTCGGAGCCCCGAGCAACAAGCTTGAACGTCTCGGGAACACCCCAGTAGATCTGCTCATAGACCTGATACGACATAATGCGTTCCTGGTCGAGCGGGTCTGGAATCCACGTGGGCAGCGTGCCCATCAGGTTCCGGATAGTGCTGTACGGGGTGAATACGCCCGGACTAGTCATCTCACCCCATCCTCGCGGCCCGAACGCGTGACCGCGCGGGTTTCATGTCCTGACCAGGCATTCCGAAGTAGCCCCGGAAAAATCGGCCCAGGGCTTCCGTCCCGTGGTTGTCCTTGTCGAGCGGGTGCTCGGAGTCAGACTTCACCTCGGATCGATGTTCGGGCCACCGATACCCCTCGCGCATTTCCCACGCGAGAGTCTTACACGAGCGATCAACAAAAAGCCGAGGCTGTCGGTCAACGTGCCCGTAGGGAAGGTGCGTGTTCGTTTCCTTGAGAGCGGTACGAATCAACGACAGCCTAGTCTTGAGCTCTCCGCCGGTGTTCTTACGTGATGGTATGCGAAGGTGTCGCTCCAGTGTGAGCGAGTCGTCCGGCTCGGCCGGGTCCGGGTAAAACGCGACCGCGTTGCGGACGAGGTCCCCCTGCTGGGCCATCATCTCCTGGGCGATCTCAAGCGTGTCTTTCCGTTCCCAGCGATGCTCGCGGATGACATAGACATTGCCCCAGTGATCAAGTTGAATCCACAACCATACAAAAGGGTTCGTGAACCCGTAGTCGACCGCGCCGTAAAGCGGCCATTCCGGATTGTAGTCTAGATCCCTTAGGTGGATCTCGTCATCCCACTCGGACATAACAGCGCCAGCGTGCTCAACGAACTCCGCACCGTACTGTCGACGAAACTCGTCCTCGGTGAGGTCGTCTTCGGCATCCAGGATTTCCGGGTCATTCCGGCCCCCGGGAAAGACGATCGTGTTCGTCCACGACGGCATGCGCCAGGACTGCCACTGAGGAGCTCGTGTGGACTGTCCTCGCTGCCACAGCGCGTACAGCAAAGAGTGCTCGCTGGCGCCCTCAGGAACGCCGGAGAACATCGCCCAGCCGCGCTTATCGGACAGAGTGGGGCGGATGTACTGACCCCACGTACGGCGACGATGACGGCCGGCCTCGACCATGAGGACGAAGTCGAGACCTTCACCGACCAGGGTCTCGGGCTTTGAGGCCGACTTGCATTGCAGGTCGAATCCCCAGGACGTCTTTAGGTGCATGGACCCGTTGTCCGGGTTGTTCACGAACTTGAGCGCGTCCTTGTCGATCCCAAGCTTGCGGAACTGGTCGTAGATGATGCGGTATTCCTTCTCCGCATCCTGGTAGTTGGGACCCACGATCCAGCCCGTCTGCGGGCCCCCGTTGATGTGGCGTGAGGGAACGAACGCGTTCGGCTCGATCTCCTTGGCGCCGAGCATCGTCTTGCCCCAGCGTCGTCCGTTCGAAAGAACTTTGAACCGGACGGGGGTGAAGTGAATGGCCTTCTGCCCTTCGTGTGGACTGTACCCAGTCTTCTCGTAGTACAGATCTTTTCGAAAGACCTTGGCCATCCACTTCACCCCGTCAGTTCACTGCTGTGAGATCACCACGGTACAGAACCACGTTCTGCTAAATGGTGGTGTCACGCACCGTAGCCCGGGGAGGCATAGGTGAGGCCGACCGAACCCGCGGGGACGAAGTCACCGGAGGAGGGCTTGCCCTGGGTGACCTTGCCGGTGATCCACGAGCAACCGGGCCACGTGGCGACCGCCGGGGAACCGGAGATCGACGCCTTGCAGCTCGAATTGTCGGTGCTCGGCCAGATGGAACGGCTGAACGAGTCACCGGTGCGGCCGGAGATGTACACGTTGCTCAGCTTCACCGGGTAATCGTTGGAGGACGGCAGCCAGATGTACTGCCCGCCCTTGCCATCCGACTGGGTACCCGAGGAGAAGATGTTCGTGTTGCGGATATCGCCGGAACCGATCTGGCCCAGGTCCTCACCGACGTGCAGCCCCTGGTAGTTCGTCGAGCAGGTGAATCGGTCGATCCGGTAGGCCTTGGCACCGCCCCACGGCTGGAAGCAGTCAGCGTGGTTGTTCGACGAGCCCTTCATGCCAATGGCGCGCACGTTCTCGACCTGCACGGTGGCGGAAGGAGCGCTGACTGCGAAGGCGTCAGCGGTGGACCCGGAGACATTGCCATCGATCTCCAGTCCCTCGATGTGCACGGTGCCGGTGCAGCCCTTGATGTAGACGGCCCGCTGGTCGGCACCGTTGGCCGTCTCGGACGCCAGCACCTTGATCTTGCCACCGATGAGGACGACGTTGCGGCAGGAGCTGATCTGGATGGGACCAACCGACTTGTCCTTAGGGAGCACGATCCGCACGTCCCCGCCACCGCCGCTGACGCTAGTGAAGCCAGCCGAAGTGACGTTCTTGGCGGGGAAGTTGGCGTACCCGGTCGGCGGCGCCCAACTCAGCTTCGAGCCGCTAGGCGTCGGTGTCGGAGTGGGGCTCGGCGTCGGGGTAGGAGTAGGGGTAGGAGTAGGAGTAGGAGTCGGCGACGGCGTTGGCGTAGGAGTAGGAGTGGGAGTAGGAGTGGGGGTCGCCGCGGTGTTGTTCACCGTGATCTTGCGGGGCGTCGTGACCTCCACCTGACCACTTGCAGCGCTGGTGCCGCCGGCCTGGATGTAGTAGTCGCCGTTCGGAACCGTGGTGGAGTCCCACGCCTCGCCGAGGCCGTCCGCGGTGGTGGTGTCCGAGCCAACGACCTGGCCGTCGACCCGGTACTCCATGCGGGAGCACGGCTCGGCGCAGGTTGCGTCAAACTGAACGGTCGTCCCACTGACCGTCGCACCCGTGGCGGGCTTGTCGAAGGTAATGGAGCTGACGTCCGGCGAGGCCGGATCCGAGGACACGGTGAATTCGGCCCGGTTGGAGGCCACCGATAGTTCGCCAGCCGAGTTGATGGCCTTGATGAAGTAGCCGAAGTTCCCGGGCCCTAGCGGGCCACGACGGGACTTGTTGTCGGTCACCGTGGCCACGCCAGCGCCGGTACCGTTGGTGGGAGTGTTGACGTCCTCGAAGACCCGGTACTGGACGGCGCCAGGCACCTTGGTCCAGACGAGATCCACGGAGCGGTCGGGGTTGACGTCGTAGTTGAGCGACGGGGCGGCTGGAGCGGCCGCGGAGGCCGAAGGGGCGAACAGAACCCCCATAGCCAGTAGGGCAACCACCACCCCCATTCCCGCGATGCGCGAGGTTGTACGCATGTGATGCCTTTCTACTGTTGATCGGTGCCGGATAGAGTCGTCCCATTCCATCGCTGAACTTCGCGGCGGACCAGGCTTGTACCGTTCCACACGAACCGCCCAGGGCCCGAGACGGAACCAACGGGAGCGGGCTTCGCGGGAAAAGTAGTCGTGAGAGTTTTCCTCACCGTGTTATCTGAGGAGTAACCCGTAAAAGCGCACGTCAACGTGGTTGTCCCGAGGGTGACAACGAGTCGGCCGTACTGCTGGACCACAGCCGAACCGGAGGACGGATATTGTCCACCACTGTACGGACCGCCCTTCTGACTGGCCGAGTTGTTCAGGGGGGCGCACTGGTAGACCGGGAAACCCCCTCGGCTGTTGGTGCCATTATCCACAGCTAGGGCGTGTGCGTCCCCGCCGAACCACACGACCTTTTTACCCGACGCGGCGATGTGGTCACCAATCTCGTTCCGCTCGGCAATCGCGCTCGGCCAGTCATCCGAGGTGGTATCCGTCGGGCCGATCCAGACGCCGTCTTGGATGACGATTCCGAGATCCTCAGTCATCGTGCTGATCACGTTCTTGAGCCAGGCCTTCTGGGTCGACCCCAGCTTCGTAGACCCCTTCGCGGCAAAGGAGCGCGTGTCCAGAACAATGATCCGAATAGCGGTGCCCCACGGCCGGGTCCAGTAGCAGCCCAGCGTCCCGGTCACCGCCAGAGCCGGGTGTGGCCACTTCTCGCGGAATACCGCATTCCAGTTCGTACCGGCCGTGCCGGGCCCTAGGCCATCATTGTTCATCGCGTAGTCATGGTCCGATGGCGTGTAGATCATCGGGGTGGTGGCGAACCACTTTGCGAGGTTGGTTGCCCGCAGTTTGTCATCCATCTTGGAGCGGTAGTTCGCGAGGTCGGTGCCGCTGCCGTCGGCGTACCAGAGATCTCCATTCATGAAGCCGATGTCGTCCTGACGGTTGACCATCGCCAGTGCGCTGTCACTGTCTGTCGCCTTGATGCAGGAACCCCCGCTCATGGTGAGTCCCACACGGCCCGTGGGCGCGGTGAGGAGGCGCCCGACGGTGACCTTGGTGTCGAGGAATTCGCTACCCCCGGAATTCACCATGGCGACTCGGTAGAAGTACTCACCGGCGTCATATTTGGACGGCAGAGGAATGGTCAGCAGAACGTCACCCTGAGCGTTTGGTGTGGCGTACGGGCTATAGATAATGTTCGTCGTAACGCCGGGGTCGGTACCAACCTTCAGGCGAGCTCGAACCGCGTTCGTGTTCACCTTGACCCGGCCCTGGCCGATCTCAGGGAAACCGACAACCCGACTATTCAGGGTCGGGGAGGTTCCCGTCGGCGGCGGAGGCGTGGGATCGGTCGGCGTGGGATCGGGCGGCGGAGTGGTACCCGTCGGGGCAAGGTAGTCCAGGCCGACGGCATCCATTGGAGCAAAGTCCTTAGCCGGCCGTCCCTCGCGCACACTGCCCGTGATTAACGGCCACGTCGCAACCCCATTTACGATCTTGGCGGGGTAGGTCGGGTCATTCGACTGCGGCCAGATGGAGTTGGCAAAGGTGCGACCCGTTCTCGGCTTAATCCAAACGTTCTCCACCGTCATTGGATACTTGCCGGGATTGAGCCAGATCAAGTGGCCCGCCTTGCCATCTGCCTGAGTGCCCGAGGCATAGATGTTGGTATTGCTGATGGTGCCCTTTCCGATCACCTTTCCGGCGGCCTCACCCACGTGCAGACCCTGATAGTCCGAAGATCCCGTGACATAATCCATCCGGAACTCACGCACTCCACCCCAGGGCTGAATGACGTCGGCGTGGTTGTTGGAGCTTCCCTGCATTGCCTCAGCCCGCACGCGCTGGATCTGAACCAGGGCGTTGGGAGCATTGATGGCAACGGCATCCGACGTGGCCCCACTGACTTTTCCATTCAGCAGGACACCCTCGATGTGGATTGTGCCCGTGCAGTCCTTGATGTAAATCAGGCGCTGATCCTGGCCGTCGAGAACCTCCGTGGGCTCCGCATTGATCTGTCCACCGATCAACACCGCATTCCGGCAGTTCTGGATGCGGAGGGGTGCCACTGCCTTATCCTTGGGCAGCTTGATCCACACGTCACCGCCCCCGCCGTCGGCAACGTTGACCGCGGTGGTCGAACTGAGGTTCTTGACCGTGTATCCGGTATACCCACTTGGCGCAGCCCACTTCAGGGCAGGCCAGGGGGATGTAGGCGTGGGAGTAGGAGTCGGCGGGGGTGGAGGCGTGGGTGCTGCGCTGGTCAGGGTGGCCAGCACGTTCTCGATCTTGTCCCGAGCAGCCGGGTCGGTCCGGGTCGCGTTGTTCTGCTCGACGTGCAGCCAGTAGTTCCCCGCTGCCCGAGACTGGATGCCCTGAACGTTGCCGGTGGCCCCAAGGCCCGCACCGACGGTGCCGTCGTAGACAGCGACGCGGAGGCCGGTGGCGTTACGCAGGGACGTCGCGATGTCCTGCGTCCGCTGAGAGGACGAAGACTTGCCTTCTGAGATGATGATGTCGTAGCTGGTGTTCGAGGAATCGGCATACCCATGGAGCTGGACGACTGTCGATCCGGCAAGAGCGACAACCTTGTGAACCTCTTGGAAGGGGTTCACCACGCCATCCGCGTTGGCCATATCCGAAACGCGGTCACCATCGACGTCGGTGGCTGCGTTCGAGTTGCGATGCGCAGTCGCCATGAGGAACGCCTTCGCGTTGTTCTTGGTGAACAGCGACTGTCCCTCGGTGTGGGTGCTGCCGTCCGCCCGGGTGTGGGGCGCCTCCACGATCAGTCCAGTCTTCGCAGCATCGCGAGACCACACGTACAGACCCCAGTAGCGCGAAGCGGGGAAGCGCTCGCGGAGCACGGCGTGCTGCCGGTTAACGGCGGTGTCCGAGAAGAGGACGACGTCGTAGCCGAGCGGGTCGGCAGCGGAAGCGGCCCCGCCGAGGTCACCACTCATAATCTTTTGGAAGGCCCCGGCGAGGGCTGCGGCCTGCGCGGTGGTGGGAACGTCGTACGCCTCATCGCCAGAAGCCGAGACGCGGTTGGTGTAGGCCTCGGCGACGAGACTCGCTAGGGAGCCGGTCTCATTGATGACACCGGCCGGTGTAGGCGTGGGGTCCGGTGTAGGCGTGGGGTCCGGAGGGATCGTGGCTCCCGCACCTTCCTGGTTGAGCAGCAGGATGAATCCCTGTCGGCGGGTAAGAGCCGTATAGCCGAAGGTCGTAACCAGGTTCTCGCCAGCAACAACCCGCTTTTCCAGAAGGGCCAGACCCGCGGAGGTATCCGTTACGTCGGTCAGGTTGAAAACCCTAGTCCAACCTGGAGCAACCGGGTCGAACTTGCTCGGCGCCGTTCGCGTGTTCGCCGCAGCAATGAATGCCAGGGCCATTCCGTCGACGATGGCCGGAGCCGGATCGAGCAAAAGATCGGTGTACTGAACGTCAATGTAGCTCGGGAACTGGTTCGGCCCGTAGGGATTGCCCTCTTCCACGAAGGCGTACTCAGCAATAAGCGCGTTCGCCTGGTCCTGGGGTGTGGTCCAGCTAGCTCCAGCCTGCTTTTCACCGCCAGCTGCGATCTTTCCACACACCAGGAGCGAGACCGATGGTGCGGGGCGGTTTGCCAGCACGGTCCATCCCGCTGGAGGCGTGAAGACTCCCGCATCCAGGTCGACAGACCAGGCAGCAATCAGCAGGTTTCCGGGCGCAGCCCCATTGGCAAGAACGGGGGTAGAGACGGCCGTATGCGTCGTCCCATCACTGGCGTTCCACCCGCCGAGGGCCTGCACGCGCACTAGCGGCGACACCCCGGCGGGAGCCTCACTCACCAGGATCGTGACGTCATCCGTCCCCGTTCCAGCTGAGTTGGTGGCCGAGTACCGCAGCACATATGTTCCGGCCGAGTAGGTACTGGTCTCGCTCGGAACAGTCGGCGGCGTGCTCATCGTGAAGGTGTCGCCATAGACCGACCAAGAGAATGGGGTCGTCAGGCTGAGATTGCCCGAGTTGATCAATGCCCGGTGCATCGCCACCCGGCTGACGGAGGCCAGAACCATAAAGCAACTACCCGCTCTTAAGTAGGAGTGCGCGTCAGGAACGCGTCAGGAAGGTGGTCTGCCCAGCCACTGGGCGAATCTCAACGTCACCATATTCGGAAGCAGACGCCGTAGTGGTGTTGGCCTGAAGGTAGTTGCCGGCCTTCAGATAGAACAGGCCGGCCGCTCCGACGGTCAGGTCAGAGAATAGATAATCATGCTGGAGAACGCCGTTATACCAGATCTTGACCCGACTGCTGACTTCGACCTTGATGTCGAATGACGTGCCGTACTGATAGTTCGTGTTGAAGTACGGAGTGATCGAGGAACCGTTTTTACGAGCCGCGAGTCGGATGCCAGTCGGGGTCTCGGTGGTGCGAACGGTGGTGACCTCAGTGTCACCATTGTGGATCTGGAAGATGGTCGTCTCACGGTCACCCGCGGGGAGATGTGTGATCTTGTAGTTGGCCTGAAATGTCCGGATGGTGCCATCGAACACCCCGCCCGAGTTCCACCCGGCGGTCGAGGTGCCATTGGAGTTCATCTCGCGCAGCTCAGTACGCGGGTACTGCGATCCTGAGGTCGTCTTTCCATCAACCGGCGTGTGGAACTTGAACCCCTTGCCGTCCGACGTATCGCTGAACCATTGGGACGTATAGCCCGCGACGAGCTGATCACGGGTGATCTCGTCGACGTTGCCGGCATTGTCGGAGTTGATCGGTAGCTGGAGCTTCCAATGCTGCAGCAAAGTTGCCCTTGAAGCAGTCGTCGAGGGGGGTGGTGTGACCACATTGGAAATGGTGATCGAGACCGCGGATGAGGTGGTAGTACCACCCGCGCCCGTAGCCTTGGCCGTTACCTGGTGGGTGCCATTGGTCAGCGTCGTGCTGTCGAAGGTCGCTTGGAACCCATCGGCGTTGGTACCAACTCCATCGCTGGCAACCTGTGTGCCGTCGACGAAGTAGGCGACCGAAGTGGTGTTGGTGGTGGTCACGTCCAGTGTCACGGCGGTACCGGACACCGTGGCCCCGCTGGTGGGGACCGTCAGCGTCACCGTCGGTTTCGGCGTAGACGGAGGAGTCGCGGGGTCCGGCGTAATGTCACCCCACTGAATAAGCACCGCCTCGCGAGCATTCGTTAGCGCATTCAGGTAGGCAACCTCATTACCTCCCTCCGAGGGAGGAGCGGTAACTGTGCGGGCAGTGTCAACAATGCCCCCAAAGGACTGCGAGTCAGTACCCGGGCCGTGGTTGACCGAGATGTCGTAGAGAATGGCCAAGCCAAGAGGGCCCACACCGTCAGCGACAGCCTGTGAAAAGGCGGGGTTCCAGTACACACGGTCCCGTTCGTCCCGCTGAGCCTGCCGGAAGAGTGGATCGTTGTCCGCTGCATTCTGCCAAGCCGCCACAAAGTTCAGCGGATCCAGCAGCGTGTGGCTCATGGTGTTGCGAGCCGCCTGCGTGCTCTGCGCCGAAATCGTGGCGAACTCGTCCAGGAACGGCACCAGCGAGTTGCTCGGAGCAATCTGCTGATAGCGCTTAAGCAGAATCTCCATGTCGAACGTCGCCGAGCAGAACCCGACAATACCGCCGGTGTACCCCCGACCATCGCCGATGTCCTCAATGTATCGGTACGCGGTCGTCCAGTCCTTGGTGGAGTTCTCCGCCGTTGAGGTGAGCTGTAGAGCGATCTCTTTGTAGACCGGCTCCGTAATGTCGCCGTTCGCGGGAGAGTTTCCGCTCGATCCCTCCGCGGTGCTCCACGACAGGGCAGCCGCGGTGCCAATGCTGTCCACCGGCCCGGACGGTCCCGAGAGGATCGACCAGTTGCGACTGGTGATCGGGGCACCGTTCGAGCTCTCGGTCGCCGTACGGGTGAACGTGGACCCCTTGACGAGCTGGGCATCGGCCCCGGCACTGACCGTGGGCTTGGCGGCACTGGCCACCGCTGTCGGGCGCAGAACTACCCGAATGCCCCCCATGTACCGAGCGGTGGCACTGGTCTGACCGAAGGTGCGCGTGCCGGTGGCACCGGCAGTGGGACGAGGTTCGGCATAACCGACGTGGTAACGGCCGACCGTTGGGGCCTCGGCGACCTTCGTCAGACCCGCAGGGGGCACTGACGTCGACGTCGGACCCGTCCCGTTCATGGTGTGGAAGTACAGAACCAGCGCCCCGGGGGTAACCGTGGTTACCGAGGGAAACACAACCTCCTGGACGGGCACACCCGTCACTCCCGAGCTGTAGGTGTAGGCCGCAACGTCGAAAGGTGTGGTGGTGTTGAAGTCCTTGACCCGAAGGATCGACACCGACAGGCGACCGGCGGTGGTAGTACCCGAATCGAAGGTGTAACTCCCGGGCTCGCTGGAAGTCGCGATTTTGTAGCACAGCCGGCTAGAGTGCGAACTCACGTTCATCGACGCCACATCCGTCCACCCCGAGGGCAACGGAGGGATGGTGACCGACCCCGAGTTAGAGATCAGAGTCAAGAGCATCTCACCGGCAACCACACCGGTGGGCTTGGTGACGGTGACCGAAACATCCGAGGCAACTTCACCCACCGAGGCACCGGGGATGTCGACCGAGCTATCAACCGGGCCGGGGGGCGTCGTCATTAGACGGCTGTCTCCTTTTCCCACTCATCGCCAATTGCCATATTCGTTGGACGAGCATAGTTGGTTCCTACCGGGTTGACCCACAGAACGCGGAAGTAGCCCGTGGGCCTCGTCCCGCCGCCAGGTGTGCCATCGTGATAAACCATTGCCTGCGTAACCGACTTCGGTGCAACCGGGGCAACCGCGGCCGCAATCGCCGCTGACTGAGCCGTGGAGACCGGCTTGCTCGCATCCGCGGTGTTATCCACATTGGCAAGACCAACCTCGGCCTTGGTAAAGGTCTTGTTGCCGGCCATCGCCGTGGTCGCCGTCGTACCCAAGGCCAGGGTGCTGGCTCCGATGAGCGTGCGGGCCGCAGCGGCATCAACCACACGCATAAGGGCTTTACCGGTCACCGTCGCATCGGTGATCCCATCGGCGGTGTGCGTGTGTGTGGTGCGCGAATAGCGGGCATCTCCACGCGCATCCGTGTGGTACTGCGGATGGTCATCATCGGCGAGCCCGGTCAGTGCACCGTGATCGGTAACACCGCCGGTACCCCCTCCACCCGTGCCCGGCGGGATAGCCCAGGTGCCATCGCCCCGAAGGAAATGGGTGTCATCTCGCGGACCCGTTGCGGTCAGATCAGAGATCGCGTGCGTGTGCGAGGTGGGCGCAAAGCCCGTGTGGGTGTGCACGAGCGGCGCATACAACGTCGCGTGGTTGTGGTTGACCAGCGCATACTCAGGATGCGTGTGGACCAGGTCAGCCTTTGCCGCGAGCTCTTCCGCGATGGAAGCTTGCGTGTAGATGACATAGGAGGCCATGGGACGTTCCCTTCTGAACTTACGGCTTTAGAGGCCAGTGACGACGGTGTTGACCCAGGCGGATCCGTTGTATCTCTTGGTTGTTGCAACCACCCACGCAGTTCCATTGAATTTACGGGTCACTCGACCGGCCGGGGAAGACCTCCCGATGGCGGCGCCGGTGAACGTCCATGAACCAGTAGCGGAGGCCTTGGGCTTGCGCTTTCCTACTGCACTGCCGGTGAACGACCAGGTTCCGGTGGCAGTGTTGGAAGAGAAGCCCGTGTAGTCGATTTCGATGTCATCGAAGTCGTAACCACGGTTGGTGTTGCCAGCCGCGTAGACGTAGGCGCGGAAGGTGATGGGGCCGCTCTGCGTGCCCATTCCGGACAGATCGGCCGAAAACTGGTTCAGGTTCGGCCGGAGCTGTTCCGTTGTCGGGGTCTCCGGTCCTCGAGCTATCAGGTTGGTGGTGTAGCCGTCGTATGAGGAACGGACCATGAATCCGCGCGGACCGGCCGTACCCCCAGCTGCGATCTTGGCGCGAAGAGTCTTGGGGGTCCAGCCGCCGGTGCGGCCAACCGTGAACTCGAAGTAGATGTCGGAGCTGACGGCCGACGCCTCGGTTCCGACGGTCGACGTGCGGTTGGTCAGGGAGATGACCTTGTTGGGTTCGTAGGCGGTGGTAGCAGTGGTAGAGAGAGGGATCGTGAGGATGCCGCCCGCTCCGGCGGTAATACTGGTCGCGGTCAGTGCCCCATCGGCGGGCAGGGTCGGCGCAGCAGTGTTCCCCGCGTAGGCGAGCGTGTAGAGCGTCGCCACCAAGGGCTTGGTGCCGATAGCAGAGCCTGAAAACGCCCAGGAGCCCGTAGACGAGGCTTTAGGAGTGCGCTTTCCGACTGCATTGCCGGTAAAGGTCCACACGCCGGGGCCCGTGGCTTTCGGGACACGCTTACCGGTAGCTGCCCCGGTGAAGGCCCATGAACCGGTAGCGGCGCCCTGTCCAGGCGCCGCCCCAGCCGTGTGAGTGACCGACAGGTCGCGGAGCTCGGTGACGGCGCTGGATGTCCCGGCTCCAGTCGCCTGTGCGTAAACACCGGCCTTGGAGTACCACGTGGAGATGCCCGCGGTCGGCGCCAGGGTGCCGGCCGGTGCCGTGTAGACCGGCGTGGTCATGTTGTCGATGTAGACGCTGATCGCGCCGTTGTCGACGCGGATCTTCCACTCAAATTCGGTGCCGACAACGTAGGGGTTGAACGCGTCGAGTGAACCGCCAGTCAGGGTGACCGATGATCCGTTGACGCGCACCCGAAGTCGCAGGGTGCTCGACACCAGCTGGGTTCGGATCGCGATGCGGTCTGAGGTCCCATTGTGGATCTGCACGGCCACGATGTCCGGGGTGGAGGACATGATCCGAGTGCGCCCGTGGAACTCGTGGGTGCCGGTGTTGATGTTGTAGGCGGCGTCAGTTCCGTCGGCGTTGACCTCGCGCAACTCCGAGCGCGGCCCGGTTGCGGTGCCCACCAGGGGTGCGTCGAGGGGGACCGAGAACTGGACGGCGGTACCGCTCCGAACCGTCGCGAAGTAGGGGGCTTCGGAGTATCCGGAGGCAATCTGCGCCTGCGTGATCTCGGTCCATGTTGCGTCGCCGGACCGGGCCATTTGCAGATCGAAGTGGTTAGTGTCGGCGGTGCCGATGTTGAGGATGTCGCCGGGGGTGGCGGAGGCAGTTCCTGTGGCGGTGCCCGTGAACGTCCACGAGCCGGTAGCTGCGGCCTTGGGCGTGCGCTTTCCCGCCGCACTGCCTGAGAACGTCCACACGCCGGAGATCGTCGCCTTCGGGGCGCGCTTACCAGTTGAGGCTCCCGAGAACGACCATGTGCCCGTAGATGAGGCTTTAGGGGCACGCTTACCGACAGCCGTCCCGACCCAGGCCGTTGCCCCTGTGGCGACACCGGTTTTCGCCCCGACGACCGGAGCAGTCCCGATAGCAGTGCCTGTCCAGGTGGCGGACCCGACTGCCGTCGCCTTTGGGCTGCGCTTCCCGACCACACTGCCGATGTAGTTCCAGGTGCCGGCGGCCGTGCCCTTCGGGACGCGCTTGCCGACAGCTGCACCCGTGAACGTCCACACGCCCGTAGCGGAAGCCTTAGGGGTGCGCTTCCCAGTGGCGTTGCCGGTGAAATTCCACGTACCTGTCGCGGTGCCCCCGCGGGGAACTACGTAGCCGATCTCCCAGTCATCGTGGTGTGTGGTGTTAGGGGTCGTGGGTGCAAAGTGGTACAGCCGGAACGTGACCGCCCCGGTCTGCGTGCCCAGAGAGGAGATATCCGCGGTGTACTGGGTGAGCGTCGGTCGAGCCGTATCGATCGAGTCGTCATACATCAGATCCGCGGTATAGCCATCGACGCTGCTGCGGATGGCGAATCCGCGTGCGGTCCCAGCACCACCGCGGGCGGATTTCATGCGGAGGGTCTTCGGTGTCCACCCACCCGTTCGGCTAACCGTAATTTCGGCGTAAACGTTGTTGGTAACCGATTCGGCGATAGTGGTGGACGCGACCGCCGCCTTGATCTGCAGGACCTTGTTCGGGTCATAGATCAGGTCCGTGGAGGGGACCTCGAATACCGCGCCAGCGCCGAAGCTGATATCCGAAGCGGTCAGTGCGGCATCGCCGGGTAGCGTCGGGGCTGCGGACGACATCGCGTATTTCAGGGTGTATCCCGCCGCACCGAATCCGGTGGCAGTACCCGTGAATGTCCAAGTGCCGCTTCCGGTGCCAACGGGTATGGAAGCGCGCTCGAAGGCGCCCGCGTCGGGGGCTGCACCCTGGGTACGTGCAGCACCATCCAGATCAACGGTGCCGACGTTGGCCAGCGTGGTTCCCCGGTTGATCGCCGGCGAGCCACCTTGCAGGTGGTAGTCGCCGCCCCCGATGAACAGTGGGTTGGCAATAGCCGAGGTGGCCGCGATGCCGCTGCCGGCGTTGGCCGTCGACTGGATGTCGTTACCGTTAGCCCCGCCGAAGTAGAGGTTGTGCCCCTCATCGATCTTGTCCGCCGTATAGCCAATGTAAGCGGCCTGAATGATGTTGTTGTGCGCGGAGAACGTTGATCCGGATCCTGCGACGAGGCCCACGGAGGTGGTCCCAGTCAAAACCACGGTGTTGTGATGAAAATGAGTGTTCAGGACCGGCCCGAACGTGCCCGTACCCTGCGCGTTGACACCCTTGGCGTTGCCGAACGTCGACGTGATCAGGTTGTTGTGAAATACGGTGTTGGCCGTGCGGGTGTGCCCGAGTTCGGAAAACGTCTCGTTGTCGACACAGATGTTGTGGTGCACGACAGTGCCGATGGAGCCGTAAATCTCCACTGCCGAGCCATCGTATACGTAGTCGGGGGACGGACCGATGTTCCCCGAAATCCGGCTGTGGTCGACCTCGCAGTTATCAGCCTGCAGAATCACGCAGCCTGAGGCGCCATAGTCGTCGTCCGCTCCAGCGGGAGCAATAACGATCGTGTTGTCGACGAGGTCGCAATCGGTGATCCGGAGCCGGTGGGCGCCGTTCTCCGCCTGAATTCCGATGGGGTTGGCGGTGGCGTAGACCCGCTGACAAAGGCCGTCAGTGCCGACCCAAGAAATGCCGCGCTGCGCGTTGGCGGCGGTCCCGGCATTTCGGACTTCGAGGTCCTGCACGGTCACGTAGTTGCCGGTGACCGTCAGGGGCACGAGGGTACCGGCACTGCCATTCAGGACGGGCTTGGCACCGGTGCCGTAAGCGCCGTAAGTGATGCGGTTCACTGATGTGCCGGAGTTGACACAGAGTAGGACGGCGCTGGTGAAGGTAGCGCCACGCTGGAAGAGGATGGTGTCACCGGGGACGAATGTGGTCGCGTTGACCTTGGCGATGGTCGCCCACGCTGCGCCGGAGGACTGCCCGTTGTTGCTGTCGCTGCCACCGGTACCGGCGACGTAGTAGGTCTTGGCAACGACAGCAGGGGCGGCGCCTGCGGCGGTACCCGCGAAGGCGAGGGTGCCCGTGGCGGTCGCCTTGGGTACCCGCTTACCCGTTGTAGAACCGGTGAAAGTCCAGGTTCCGGTTGCGGTTCCCCTGCGGACCTGTCCCCCCACGGCGTTGCCCGCAAAGGTCCACGTGCCTCCGGCTGTGGCCTTTGGGGTTCGCTTACCAGGAGCAGACCCTGCAAAGGTCCACACACCCGAGCTCGTGGCTTTGGGGGTCCGCTTACCACTGGCGGTACCCGTGAACGTCCAAGTACCGGTCGCGGTGCCGGCTCCCGGCGGAGCCGCCGCCGCACCATTCAGGTTGTCGAGAAGGGCTGTTCCCGGGGCTGTCTCTGCCCCGTAGTAGCCGCCGGCTATTCCGATGTTGACGCCGGATAGCGTGACGCCAGACGCGGTCCACGTCGTGAAGGTTGTCCAGGTCGAGCCGTCGGGGGATGTAGCGAAGGTGACAACGCCGCCGGACTCGCTGATTCGCAGCCACCGATGATTCGTCGACGAGTAAGCCGCTGACAGAATCGTAGTCTCGGTGCCCCCGATCTTGCGGCGGGCGGAGAGGTTGTCGCCTTCCCAGACGAACCGGACATCGTTGGCGGCCGCGTCGGCCAGGTAGTAAAAAACAGCAGTAGTGCCCAGCCCGACGGCCGGAGGCTGCACGAGTTCGATCTTGAACGACGAGCCGGTCAGGTCGTACGTGTTGACCGAGTAGAGGCTGCTGTAGCCGGTATCCGGGACAATCCTGAGCTGTCCGCTCGAGACGGTGGTGTTTGCGGGGAATGACACCCACTTCGTGGTGTCGGCGGTAGCGAAGTCATCCGTGAACGTGTCGATCTTCGGGTAGACCGGAGGGACCTCGCGGAGCCGCACGAACCGAGCATGGGAAGTGGAAACCGAAGTGTTCGAGTATGTGTAGACCGGAGCGGCGCTGGACGTGCCGGCGGTGACCGGCCAGTCGGTGACGAGTAGCCGAGAGTCGTTGTTAGTGGTGACACCCAGGTTGATGCGGTTGGCGCGGGTGCCGATGGTGGCGCCGGTCGCGGTCAGGGTTTCGGCCGTCACCGCCCCGATGTCGCCGGAGATGCCGACCCCGGCAATGACCCAATCTCCGGTGGCGGCGCTGATGTTCGCCGCCCCGGTGATAGAGGCGTTGGTTCCGCTGGAGGTGTCCGACCCCGTCGTTGTCGAGGAGACGTCCCACGTACCCCCTGTGGACGTCTGGAAGGCGACAATGCCCGCGCCCATGGCGTTCGCGCCTGTGGTGGTGATCGTCGGAGCCGTGTAGGTGCCAACGATGTAGTACATGCCGACCGTGTTGGAACCAGTGTCGATACCCGCCACCAGGGTGCCGTTGTTGGTGACGGTCCCGATCAGCGTCCACCCCGAGGGGGTGGTGATCGTGGGTGCGGTGCCGGCGGTGGTGGCCTTGATCTCGACCGTGAGGATCGAGATATCGGTGGATGTCAGCCCGGCGGGCACACCCGCCGTGACACCGGTAACCGCCCCTGCTGCGGCGGTTGTGGCGCCTACAGCCCGTAGTGAGATCGCCACCGATCACCTTTCGTTACATTGATTGGACCGGTGATCTCACGGCGGATTAGGAGGCGGTGCTGTTCTCCGAGATCAGGGTCACGGTGTACTCCCCGGCGGAGTTCGCCGTCGCGTCACCGGAGGTCGCCGAGCCGCCGTAGTTGGTACCCGCGGTGGAAGCCGACCAGTAGGAGACGCCACCAATGGCCTGGTTGGCGGTGAGGCCGGTGAAGTTAACCGTGCTCCAGGTGATGTCACCATCGGAGTCAACGGCACCGGTCGAGGCCACACGGGTGCCGACAGCGCCAGTCGCCCAGGTGCCACCGACGTTGGTCGAATGCAGCTGCAGGTGCGTGATCGCGTTCTTGATGGCAGTTGCGCCGATGACGAGGGCGGGGTCGTTCAGAGCCATGGGGGTAGTCCTTAAGTCAGTCGGGGATTACAGGAGATGGTAATGCATAAAGCCTAGCTAGTCGCTTTCCCAGGAATCTCCTGTTGCCCCAAAGGTTGGTGCGACAGTGCCCCCCTTGAAGCGGTAAGACTCATACCCTGCGGTCGGTCGGGCGGTGACCGTCACACCGTTGAACTTCCAGGCGGAACCATTCCAGCGAATGACCCCCTCCTGCTCTCCCTTTGCCTCACCGATATCGGGAACGGGCTCGCCCGGCTTGAACAGGATGAAGTTACCGGTGAAGGGATCCGGCATAACGAGGGCAGCCTCGACGCCAACCACACCGTCTTCGTTGTAATACGTCTCCCCGGTGGCCGTGGAGATGCCCCAACGGCTCTGCACGGTCAGTTCCAGCGGCTGGCCGGGATCCACCGGTGGGACGATGAACCCACCGCCGTAGCTCTCGCCATTCCGGCCGTCGGTACCGTCTCGCCCCTTGGGAATGTAGAAGTTGAAGACCGCGTCGCTGACCGTTCCGCTGTTGTCAACATCAGCCGGCTGGTCGGGTTCGACCGTGATGACTTCCCCGACCGTGACCGTGGCCGCCTCACCCGGGTCACCCTTGGTGATGAGTTCACCGTTGACGAGCTCGAAGGGGGCTCGCTGTGTGAGGTCAACGATCTCATCGGTATAGACGTAGAACGGGAAGGACCCGAAGGTCAGCCCGTCATCGAGCTCGAACGAGAGGACATAAGGCCAGTTCTTCTGCGACAGGCCGGGCGAGTCACACGCCAGCACCTTGACCTGACGGTTGCCCGCCCGGTCCTGCAGGTGCCCATCGACGATGAGCAGCTCCATGCGCGTCTTGAGGATGGTCAGCGGCGTGTCGGTGTCCTGGGAAATGAACAAGCCGTCTTCGGCGATATCCGCGACGATGAACGCGGACCCATTGACCGGCTTCAGGTCGGGGATGTCGTTCGTGTCCGCCGTTGTGTCTGCGAGGAACGCCGCAACCCACCACTTGAGCGTGCCGTAGGTGAGAATGGCGGGAGGCTGCGTCACGCTACTTCTTTATCCTCTTGGTCGCGGGAACAACCTCATCAATCGTCTGTCCCGGCGCGATGGGAGGAGCGGATTCGGTCGCGTAGATCAGGGACAGCGTCTCAGAGTTGGTCGGCTCGTGTGGGGCGGGCTGAATCCGACCCGGCACACCGCCGAATTCACCTGGCCTCTTGTCTCTCAGCGGCGCCATCGGATCAGCGCGCAGCGGCCGGGTTCAACCGCTCGGCCACCTGATCAGCGATCTCCAGACGGCCCCGGGCACGGCGGGCATTGGCATCGAACGACAGCAGATCAACCTGCCGCTGGGTGACCTTCTGCACCTCGCCCCAGGCCGCGACAGCGGCGGTGGCCACGGCCGGGTCGCTGATGTAGGCGACCTCGGTGTCGGTGGCCGTGTACACGCGGCCGGTGTCCGTAGCGAGCAGTACGCGCATCTCGGGTCCTCTCGGGGCGATCACGGGGGTGGCGGAGCCGGCGGCATCCCGGCGGAACGCGGTCATGTTGATGGTCTTGCCGGTGGCGTAGCCGGGGTCCCACTTGCCGGAGGAGCTCGCCTCGGCGTGCGCCCGAATCGCCTCAAGGTTGCCGCCCGCACACAGGTCGGCGACCGTCTTCGCCCACACCAGCGCCGTCCGGTACTGGGCGTTCCTCATTGGCGAGCTACCGGGGTAGACGATTTCCAAGCCGACGGTGTTGCGGTTCAGATTCCTGCCGTAGGGAGCGAGCGCACCGAGCGATGGCCCGGTAGAGGGGGCAGCGTGCCAAGCGAGCCCGGACGCCAGGACGGTCAGCGACCCGTTCTCGTTCCCGGCGAAGTTGCACAGGCACCCCCCGAACAGATCCGGTCGGGTTGACACCACTAGCCCCGCATATGCCGACCCGTAGTTCGAGCCGGTGTGGTGGATGATGCCGCCCTTCGCGTCAATGTGGGCGACACCCTCATTGCCTCGACCATTCCAGCCCGCCCACTCATGGACGGTGATACCCCGCCGGCGGAGCTCGGCGACGATCTGCGCGACGGTGGCCATCAGGGGACTCCGCCGCTCATAGCCCGAGCGCTCTCCAAGTGCGAGGGCCCACGACGCCATCAGTGGTCAGGTGACCCGATCGGAGCTGGAATTCACGTATCCAGGCCTCGGTACGTGGACCGAAATCGCCATCGACCACAAGAACGCCAAGCTGGTCGCTCAGCAGCGCGAATCCACGCGCCAGGCGAGCCTGCAGGACCCGAACATGCTGACCCTGGTCACCGCGTCGAATCGTCGGACGACCGTTGCTCGCGGGCGGAGGGCCCGGAGCGGGAACCGGCGCCGGAATGACTGGCAGTTCGGTGATTTCCTGGTTCTCAGGCATCACTCACCCCCCTTATTTTCTTCCTCGGGATCGACTTCAACGACGGTACCCTCAATTACTGGATGAGCAACAGTACCTGATTCATCGTTTACCACGACGTCTGCCATAAGAGTCTGCAGCACGACGTTGCCCGTGAGCTCGATCGGGGTGGTCGACTTACCGATGACCTGGTCCATCACATAGGTAGCGGCCTGCAGTCGCACCGAGGGTGAAACTAGGGGCTTTCCGTCGTCATCGATGCCGTCCTCGTTCATCAGCTGGGCCATGACCCGCACGGCATCACCGGCGTAGACCGAGAGCTCTTGGCGAGTGAGCATGCGCAGCCGGTCCTGCGATTCCTTCATGATGAGCGGCGTCAGCCAGACCGGCCGCGGTCCGGCGAAGTTTCCTGCGCTGTTCCTCGGGCGCCCCCGGGCCAGCTCTTCCATGTCCCAGTCAGAGATCGGCTTTTGGTAAAGGATCTCGGCGTCTCGGGCCGCGTTCTTGGCGCTCTTCGCAATCCGCGCACGCACAGCGGCCGGCTTTTGGGACAGGGGTTGCTTACGCGGCACAGTGCCACCTCCTCGGGGTAGACATGCGTCGGCCCTCGGTCACCGGCTCAGCGTTATGACGACGACTGACGCACCCCGAGGAAAGTGCGGAACCAGGTGAACCGAGGGCCAACAAATGCGAGTGTAGGTGTGGATTCAGTTCTCTGCAATCACCACCATCGACGACCCCTCAGGGGCTGCCTCTCCACTCGCTCAATGCCCTGACCTTCGAACCAAGATCGGGGCGGATCGGGAGCCACCCACACGCGGTGTGAATGCTCGAACGACGCTTGACGGATCCGCGTGCGCGGAGGTTCATACAGGGGACAGGTCTTGTCGTGCTTGCCATCGGGCAGTTCATCGACGCACGTGCACCTGGGAGACAGGCCCGCGAGAGCCCTGAGTCGGTCGGAGAAGCCCACTACTGCTGCGTCTCCAGTCCGACTAGGTCGCTGTACACGATGACCCCGCCTCGCTTGATGATGCGCCCGCTCAGAACTAGCTTCCTCATGATGGCTGCTCCTTAGGGAGCGATTTTTGGATGAAAGTGAAGGTCCACTTTTGGCAGGCCGGGCTAACATAAAACCCGTCCTCGCTGATTGACAGCGCGCCCTCCTCAGCCGACCACACCATGCTGTACTGCCGGCCATCGCTGGTCTGGGCGTTCAGCGTGACAACGGCCAGATCCGACAGGTCGGGCGTCTCGTCCATTGGCCCTAATATCTCATCGAGTGACATAGCTTCCTTCAGTCGCAGTCAAATGCTCGGATGGTTGGAGATGGGCAGTCGCAGCCGCAACGCCCCTGGGGGTGCCGGTCGTGCTGACACTGCGGGCACGGACTGCGGTCGAGCTCCGCGCGTTTGTACTCCGAACTCTGTCCCGTCCGTAGAGACTGCTCGACCAACCAGTCAGACAAGCTCAGATCGGCCATCGTTCCCCCCTCCTCCAGTACTTGAGATAGATCATGTACCAGGTCTGTAGCGTGTTCTCGGACGTGGTCTCGAATCCCGGATGGGTCTGAACCCAGGCGATCACGGACTCGCGGGACTCACCATTCTTGCGATAACGGATGAGTGCCCGCAGAATCATGCGTCGATCATCGTCGGAGAGCTGCGACTGATAGGTATTCGTAGACCTATCCCAAGTTCCGCGCTTTTCCTCACATCGTCCGTGCGTATGGTCGAGTACGCACCAGGACCTATGCTGGACTACCGGTTTCGCGGTCTTCATCGGACTCTATGTCTGATATGTGCAGGGCCATCATCACACCTTCAGACCACTGAAAACGGGTCTGGGGGGAGGCCGAGGGATCGGTGTCCCGCAGCTCTTCTACAACCCCCTTGACTCGGTCATGAAAGTCAGCCTCGTGGATGTATCGATGGTGGGCCGCACCTAACAGAGTTGCGTGCTCGGTAACAATCACGACAGCTCGGCTGCAATCACTCGAGACTGGCTGAACCTACCCCCGGGAATGTCGAGAATCAAAACGATCTCGTTCTTGTTCATGCGGAGGGAAGTGAGCACTCCGGTGTAAAAGTCCGGGAGCCCAGAGATCTTGCGGGTGAGCGTGATATCCCGGCCGTGCACAGTAACGACGCTGCCGAGGTGGTGAAACGCCAGCCACTTGGCATTTACTACGGGGGGTGAGCTCTCGGTCTGCCGTGATTTCGTCGCCATAGCTCTTAACCCTAGCCTCTCCGTTTTCTGCCACCACGATTGCGCCAACGGGTATAGCAGTCGGCATCGCAGAAGGTCACCGACTGGATTGTGGGTTCAGGCCCCTCCCAAGGCAGGAGCAAGGTGCCGCAGTCTGCGCACCGGTACTTGTGGTTAGGTGGCCGGCCTCCCCTCATCGAAGCCTCCCAAAGAATGCCCTCAAGCGAGCCTTGACCAGGCCGCCTGAATCAACCTCCGGAACCAGGTCGTCCAGCTGCTTGGTAGCACGGTGTGGACGTCGCGATCGTGCCCCACACGAGCAGGTCACCCGGCCCTGAGAGTCTACGAGCTCCGGCCACTTCGAGCAGAACTTGGCGTGCCTCAAGCGATGGACCATGGTGATCCCTCTCGGTCCTCGGCTCGGCGCAGCTGCGTCGTGCAGTCAGGACACGTCCAGTCCACACCCTCGGCAGGGGCCCAGTGGACGACGGTGAGACCGTGGCTGTCCTCTGATTCAACGAGCCGGCCCGTCGGGTTCTCCGGGGGAACGGACCGCCCCCGCATGTCGGCCTGGCTAGGACCGGTGAATCGCTTGGCGCCTGTGGTGCGATTGCGCTTGTCGTACTTAGGGCTGAGTGCCATGACCTCGTTGGTATCTGTTGAGTTGCGGGGTGATCGAATGTCGATACGGGTGGGGATAGGACGGCTTACCGCACGTCCCACACAACCGGTGTCGCAGGTCCTCATAACCACCCCTCGGCGGTGGATCGGCGATCTCGACATCGGGCACGTTAATGGCCTTGATGACCTCACCGACGGCATCGCCCAGTCTGGTCAAGGCATGTAGGACCTGGTCGAGACCCTCCAGAATGGCGGCGTCCCGTTCGGTGAGGCTCATCCCAGGCGCGGGTGGGTGTGGCGCGGGGGCAGCGTGCCAGCCTTCATCTGCAGCTTGAGCCGGATCTCCCGCTCTTCCCTCAGCGCCTTGAGCAGCGACTCACGCTCACGCCTCAGCCTATCGATATCCTTCGTCAGCGACTCACGCTCACGCTTCAGCCTGTAGGCGAGGGTGAGTGCGTTCCTCAGCGCCTCGTTCTCATCGATCTCCTCAGCGACGGTAAGGGTCGTCGCAGACCAGCCAGGCGAGGGCTCATCGTGCTGTCGGCCGTTGGGGACTCGTCGGTTCGTCGTTGTCATGACCCCATCCTTGCCTAAATCCTCCCCCGGCGAGTGTCCAGGGAGAAAAAAGGTGGCTGCGAGCACATCCTTAAATCAAAAGGCCAGGTCGAGGGGCTAGAGCTTCCGCCCGATCGCCACGGCAGCCTCGCCACCGGCCTTGAACAGGATCGAGTTCAGATCGTCGGCGTGGATGTACGCGCTGCCATTGCGCCCATACGACGGACCCCATGAGTTACGCCAACGGTAGTAAGGACGACCCCAGCCGTTCCAGCTGGGCGCGTACCCCGTCACGAGCAGGCAGTGCCAACCGACGGTGGATCCCGTGACCCTGACCTGCCCGTCGATCCAGGTGTCATACATCCCCTCGCGCCACTCAACACCGATGACGACAGGCCCCTCCTCGAGGGCAGCCCGGAGCTCGCCCATGTTGAGCGCCCAGCGGAACCCCTCCCACCAGCCTCGTTCGCGGCCGACGAGCATCCCGGCGCGGACGGAGGTGCCGTCGTAGTCGACGCCTTCCCATTCGTCGATCTCCTTCGCGCGGCTGTAGACCGTGGCAGCGACGTTGTTGGCTTCGACGTCTCGATGGAGAAGGGTTGTCCATCTGCGGCCCGGGATGACACGCACGGGCGAGGCCATCGCCTCGTTGACGACGCCATGGCCGACGCATGCCCCCTCGCTCCCCTGATTAGTAACTACGCTTCCCGGCACCCAGTAGCGGGAACGCATCGCCAGGCCGCTGCCGTAGGGGTCTGCGCTGATCCGGTGGGCGAGGTTGCGCTCGTCGAGCCTCGGGACGTAGTCGAAGGTTCGAGGGGTACTGAGCTTGATCGGCATCCCACCATGGTGGCACACGAAAGGCCCCCCACCTGGAGAAAAGGTAGAGGGCCTAACGCATGTGCGATTTACTGCAGCGCGACGGTAACTCCGCTGGAAAAGGCCGAGTCGTGCAGCTCCACGGTCATCGGAACGGTGTCGGCTGGCACGTCGAAGATCACCTTGCTGTTCAGGGTGTTGCCCGGGTTGATCTCCTCATACAGGGAAGACGAATCCGGCAGGTAGATCGACGCCTCGGTATCGGCAGAGAACTCCTGTCCCGTGGTGTTGAACAGCTTCGCATTCTCGCCGAAGAATGACCCGGCCGAATTCCCCTTGTTGGTCACGGCCACGTCGAGGATGCAGAACTGGCCTTGAGACTTGGTGTTGATGTACTTATCGCCGATCTGAGTGCTACTGCAGTCCACGCCAGACACGACGAAGGTGAAGTCCCCATCCGAGGCGGGCTCCCCGATCCGCGGCATGGCCTTCTCAGGGGCAGTCGACACGGCGACCCCGGTCCCGGCTTCCGCGGTGGGTGTCTCGGGGCTCTGGCCGGCGATTCCCGCAGCCAGGACTAGGACACCCAGTGCGGCCGGAATGATGAACCGCTTCCGCGCGTACCACCCGCGCTTAGGCTTCTCCGGCATGATCATCTGATGGGACATGGGTAGCTACCTTTCCTTGGATGTTGGCCATTGCCTCGTCGTACATCGCCTTCTGCCGCTGCTCCCACTCATCCCCGATGACGGCTTCTGTGGGCACCGTGGGCGGGCCGACTTGGATGGGTTGCGTGATCGGCTCGGGCTCGTCCACTGCACGCCCCTCATACTCGGCCAACCACTCGGCCTTGAGCTGTTTGTACCAGGACATGCTGGGCTCGGGGGTGGCGCGATCCACGAGCTCCTCGGCGTGGTTCAAGAGCAGCTGAACTCGGGCGGTCAGGAAGTAGATGAACCCAAGAACGACGAACGCGAAGACCAGGAACCCGATCGCGCCGACCGTGTTCACGGTGCTTCCTCCCGGTCTATTGAACTGGCGACAACGTAGGGGTGCTTTCGCTTCCATCGCTTGCCGCCCCACACGCGCATGTCGTCGGTGTAGTAGGGGTTTCCTTCGGCACGCTTCTTTTCTTGGTAGCGCTTTTCTTTGTGGCCCCAGTGCCAGATGTAGGCGAGCAGGGTGATGGCTAGCGCGGCGTAAAGTCCTACGGCTACCCATTCCCAGGTGGGAGCGGTCACGACGCGTCCAGGGCGCCGCGGGCGGCCCGGTAGGCCTCAGCCAAGCCGTGCTCATCGCCCCGAGCGACAGCCTCCGTGAGACCGGCCAGCGCCTGTCGTAACGCCTCCACGGCCCGGAGCTTGGTCAGCAGGGATGCGAGTGGGCCGGACAGCAGGGCGTCGGCTTCCCGCTGGGCTTCGTTGGGCGTCACGGGGTAGCGGCTACGTAGCCACCGCGCCAGCGCCTCCCGCAGGTCGACGTCGGGGGCGGTCACGACTGCTGTCGCTCTGTGTCGTCAGCGACCTTGCGCAGGTGCGCGGGGATGATCGACAGCGCGATCGACTGCAACGACGGGTCGGAGATCTCCACGTTCGCGTCCAGGTGCACGTCGAGCGTCTCCAAGTCGTCGACGTGTGCGCTGATGGTCAGGGTGTAGAGCTTCATCGGTTGGCCTCCTCATCGGGGGCATCCAGGGCGGCGATGGCGGCACGAGCCATGCGCCGGTAGTCCTCGCGGGCGGGCCAGTCGGCGTCATCCCACGACCACCGGCAGCCGTCCACGTCGAAGTCGGCCTCGCAGATCGCCCGCGCCACCTGCTCCCCGCGGATCTCCGGCGGCTCCGGGGCGGCATCAAACTCCGCGGCCCGAGCGGCCTCGGCCGGCCGACGGGTGTGCCCGGGTGGTAGTGGTGCGCTCATGACGTCGCCCCGTCTGTGACCGGCTGGAACGACCAGGCCCCGCCGATCTCGTCCACGAGGTAGCCGAGGACTTCCTCCGGGTTGCTCGCGGGGTAGACGACCTTGATGCGGGAGGCCAGCTCGGCACCCTCGCCCTCGGTCTCCAGGCCGTCCCCCTTGTTGAGGGCCTCACACATGGCGGCGATGCGGCGGAGCTGCTCGGGGTAGTAGTTCATGTTCTCCAGCGTCTCATTTCTCCTGGTTAGCCAGGAAACGCTCGATGTCGGCAATGCCCTTGCGCGCGATGTGCGCGGGCACGTGCACCGGGATGGCGAGGGAGGAGTAGGCCATCTCGGCGTACCGCTCCTCGGCGGTGGGATACGAGGTGCGCCTACGGGGGCGGGGAGGCATCCACAGAAGGGCCCGGATGAAATCGATCATGGTTGTAGCTCCTCGGGGTAATCGGGGTGATTCCGGTGAACAGCAGCGAAGATCTCCAGCACCTCGCGCAGGGCCACGGTGTATCCCTCGATCCCCGACCCGGGCGCAATCTGCTCAACCAGGAACCCGTGCAGTGCTGCGCGGATGATCTCTCGTTCGGCCTTGCACTCGGCGAGGATGAGGTCGGGGTGGTAATCGACGCCCACAGCGTTGTCGGAACCGGTGACGACCCATAGGTCACCGTCCGATTGCTCCTGGGCTCGGCGCGCCACCTCCTCTTTTTCCGCGATCCGCGCTAACAGGAAGTCAGCCAGGTCCTTCACGGTCTCCACTCCTCGCGGTAGTCAGGATGCTCGACGTAAGGCAGGGCAAGCAGGCGTAGGAGTTGGTCCGCTACAGCGGTTTCCACGCGCATTTGCAAGAGGGCCCACACGAGGTGCAGCACCTTCCGCTTGCTCTCGACCTCGGCGAGGATGCGGGCGGGGTCGGAGGGTCCGCCGGCAAGGAGGGATACAACGATGCTTCCCTGACTCCCGTCGGCGCCGTTCTGATCCTGCTCGCGCTCCCAGCGTTCATGCTGTCGCAGCAGCTCGATGGCATCCGCCTTGTCCTCTGCGATACGAGCTAGCAGGAAGTCGGCCAGCGTCTTTGTCATCATGAGGTCTCGTCGATTGCGAGCAGCTCCGACTCATCGAGTAGGACCACATCCCCGGCGACGGGAGCGCGATACCGCTGCCCGTCCTCGCTGACGTACTCAACGTATGTGAGGTCCGGGGGGGTATCGAGGATCGTCTCCCCGACCGTTGCTGTTCCCACCTTGCGACCGTTGGAGTCGTACAGGTACGCCTTCATCATCATGAGGTCTCCTCGATTGCGAACAGTTCGGTCAGCAGCTCGCCGACGCCTACCAGCTTCTCCATCGAGAGCTCGGAGTAGAGCAGTTCAGCTGGGTAGATGGGGTGGCGGTACGAGATGATGATGTCAATGCTCTCTGGCCGGCCCGCGAACACGGACACGAGGCTGTTGACCTTCTCCCAGCCGTCATCGTAGGCGGTCGCCACGCTGACCACCTGGGCGCCGGCGGGGACGTACTTGGCGGCCCAGCGGTCCAGCGCCTTGCGGTAGGGACTGGTTACGGGCTGGTTGATGGCGGTCATGGCTTCCACTCCTCGTGGTAGTCCGGGTGGTCGGTGTACGGGAAGGCCAGCAGCCGGAGGAAATAGAGATCTTCAGGCCGCACCCGGCTCATGGGCTGGTCCAGGATGGCGTTGATCATCTGCAGCTTGGCGTCACACTCGCGCAGCTGCTTCTGTGCGTCGTAGACGGTGTAGCGCGTTATGGTCGTGATGTTGCCGTCTTTACGGCGGATCTCGTAGAGGCATCGCGGCTCGCTGTTGAAGGTCTCCGTGTCTGCTGTAATGAGCGCCGCCAGCTCCTCCTCGTCAGCGATCCGCGCAAGCAGGAACTGGATCAGCTCGTCCATGGTGTCCCCTGTCGTCGTCATGCGAGGGAACCTAACCGGTGTCAAGACACGGCGTCAACAGGTCTATGCGCGACTTACCACAACGGCCACCGGGGAGCGAGCCAGAGCACAAGGACTATAACCGCGGGAAAGATCATGAGCATGATGAGCCCGATGATCCACTCATCCCGCCGCCTCACGAGGCAGCTGCCTTCAGCTCGTCGTGCAGCGACCAGATCAGATAGTCATCCAAGCCCTGCTTGATGCCGGCCACGACCCCGCGCAGCATCTCCAGGGTGTTAGCTCCATCGAACAGGGCACCCGCCTGTTCGAACGACAGCCCGAGCGCCTCTTGCGCGTAGTCCGCGGGAGTTCCGTAAGGAGTCCAGCCCACCTCGGTCCCTTCGTCCACGGGCCAGAGGAACCAGTCAGTCGGCACACTCCACTGAATCGGCACGCCGTCCTCAAGGACCACCTTGCCGGAGATGCAGCACACCGTCCCACACGAGGGGTCGCGCTCTAGGTAGTAGACGCCCTGGTCCCACTGCGAGGGCTCGCCACGTCGCTTCTTCGCTTCCTCCTCGGTCGCCCAGGCCAGCAGGTGGTCGAGCCTCTCGATGTCAACCATCAGCTCGTCACCACCCAGACCCGGTTGTGGTCGGCCCAGTCATAGAACTGGTTCCATGCGAGGTCAAAATCTTCCTCGTCGAGAGCGTCGTAGAGCTCGTCGACGATCTCCCCCAACTCGGCGTCATCAACGTTGAACCACACGGCCTCGCGGATCCTCTTGACGATGATGTCCCGCTTGTTCCCGAAGCCGATGGCCTCCGAATGGAAGATGTCATCCAGCTTCAGGGTGGAGACCCATTTTTTGCTCACGATTTGTTCCTCACATATCGCTTGAGTGCTCGGATGAGCACATCGGTCACGGTCTCATCGCGCTCAGCTGCCTTCACCTGGGCAGCAAGCCACAACTCCGCGCTGACCCGGATGGACCGTTGAGGCGTGTGGTTGGGGTCGGGCATATAGGGAACCTATCTGGGGTCAGGGCACGGCGTGGACTGGTTGAACACGCAACTAGATGTGGGCTCGACATGGCGGGTATGGAACCCAGGCGGTGGTGCTGCGCCCATGGCATTCATCGTGAGGGCGATGTAGAGGCACCCGAGCAGGAACCCCACCGCCACGTCGAAGCGGAGGATCACCTCTCCCACCCGTTCGCCAGTCGCCACGCCTTCATCTTGGCCCGCACCTCGTTGGCCTCAAGGGCGTAGTTCTCAGCCATCTCCCGAGCCGTGTCGGGGTACGGGGCGTCGCTCCGGAACGACTGGGCGAGCAGCATGCCCGCCACTTCCTCGGCGTCGTGGAGATGCTTCACCAGCGCGTTGTACTGGTCGTCCGCGCGGGCTCCGTGGTTCGTCGTCATGTGAAGGAACCTAGCCGGTGTCTTGACACGACACAAGGGGTTCAGGGCTCACTGGTCGGCGCGGCCATGGAGTCAGCAGCGCATCGTCACGCCGGCTCCTCAAAGTCGAACAGAGCTAGCGCGTCGGCCACTGCGGGTAGCCCCTCGGCCGTGATCCGGTTCCGCGCGATGCGGGCCTCGATCAACGGCAAATAGTCCGCCTCTCGCTCGATGCCGATGACCCGGAAGCCTTCGAGGATCGCCGCCTCAACCGTCGTCCCGCTGCCCGCGAACGGGTCCAGGACGAGACCACCCGGCGGGGTGACCAGGCGGACCAACCAACGCATGAGGGCGAGGGGCTTCACGGTGGGGTGAGCCACCTTGGAGCCGTCGTCGGTGATGTAGGACGGCCGCTCCCTCGTGGGGGCCTTCGCCTGGTAGCGGAAGGTGGGGAAGAAGCGGGAGGCGCCGCCCTGGTCGTTGTAACCCTCCACGCGGCCGGTCTGTTGCGTCATGGACCCCGACAGGTTGACGCCACCCTCGAACTTGGGCTTGGTCGTGTGGAGGTTCTGCGAACGCATCCCGGGGCGGTCCCCGCTCTGCGCGTCCAGCTCGGCCGCCGCGTCGCCGTCGAGGAGGACGTTGGCGGGCCAGCGGCCTCCCGGCTTGTAGGTAGGAATGTCGGTGCCGGTCATCGTCTTCGCCAGCCGCCAGCCGTTGTCCTCACCGACCTGCTGACGCTGTCGCGCTTCAAGGTCCACATCCTCGCCGTGAGGCACCCGCGTCCCGTCGATGTTCAGCGCCCCCGTGCCGTGCGCCAGGACGTTCGCGGCAACGGTGCCGACGAGCGGCTTGCGGGCGACGACGATGGGCTCGAAGGCTGGCTTGAGGGCGGTGCCCCAGCCGGCCCACTGGGCCGAGAGGTGCCCGGCCTTGTCAATGGCCTTCGACACGTCCATCGACTTAGGGAATCCCGACCCGTACAGCCAGGCGATGGAGTCCCGGACCTCAAACCCCGCATCCTCAACGGCCACGGCGAGGCGGTGCCAGGTGCGCGTTCCGCCGAAAGCGAGGAGGTGCCCGCCGGGCTTGAGGACGCGGAGGCACTCCTGCGCCCACGGGAGGCCGGGCGGAAGGTCGTCCCACGCCTTGCCCATGAAGCCGAGACCGTAGGGCGGATCGGTGACGATGGCGTCGACGGAGCTGTCGGGCATCTCGCGAAGATTGTCCAGGCAATCACCGTGCCACACGGTGGCCTGATCGTCTTCGTAGGCCACAACACCCACGATCGCATTCCCTGCAATCAAGCCTTGATTCCCCACGTCGTCTCACCCTTCTTTTCCACCAGGCCGTAGCCGGCGAGCACGACCAACGCCTGACGCACGGCCGGAGCCAGCAGCGAGACCATCGCGTCGAAGGCGATCTCCTCCACCGTCCTGGCCTCCCCCACCAACCGCAAAAACCGCAGTACAGCGAGCTGATTCCAGGTCAGCAGCAACGGCTCAACACTGTTAACAGTCATCAGTCAACCTCTGTCAAATCAGTTGAAGCTTCATCTATCATTTTCTGCCGCCTTACCGGAGGCTTGTGCTGGCGGGCAACGCCGATGATGAACTGATTTCGCATCACCCGCACGGCCAGCTCCGTGCGCGTCCGCGAACCCGTCCGCTGCATCAGTTCCCGCATGTGCGTTTTGACCGTGTTCTCGGTCAGATACAGCGCCTGGCCGATCTGCCGATCACCTCCCCCGGTCCGCAGCAGCTCATCGAGCACCTTCCGCTGCGCCGGCGTAATGATCACCGTCGGCCGTTCGGATACCTCAGTCACTCCAGAGTCACCATGATGATGTGCGTAAGCGAAACGGTGATTCGCATGTTCGGCACCGTCAGCGCGCTGGCGGAATAGTCACTGAAGGAATCGAGAAACTCTTCAGCCTCCTGCCGGGAGCACTCCGTGACCACCCGGTGCCCCTCAATGAGCAAGATTTGCAACCGAACATTTCCCGCAATCACGTCCGCACCACATCCTTGAGCGTGTCCTCGATCTCCTGCACGGACAGCAGCGCCGCGGACGCAAAGGCCCACACAACCACCGTCGTGATCCGCCACGGCACCAGCGGCACCATCAGGAACCTGTCCATCGGTCAGCGCCTCACATTCGGATAGATCCCGAGCTGCTTTTCGAGCTCGCAGCAGACCTTTCGCGCTACGAACCCAGGATCGGGGTCCACGCTCGCGGCCTCCATAACGGTCAGTACGGCGTCATAGACCTGCCGCAGGCTGAGCACGTCCAGATACTGCCCGCGCTCACCGGTGAACTCGTGCGGCTGATCACTCGCGGCCTCGACCCCGTCGAAGAGGGCCAGCTCTATCAGGTCGATCACCCGAACATCACGCACCTTCGGGTCCACGCTGAGCGACAACGCTGCCACCGTCTCGGCGTCCTCGCGATTGGCCCACTCGTTCCGGGAGCCATCGGCATTCTTGACCCAGTACCACTCGGGCGCGTAGATCAGCTGGAATTCAATGCCGTACATCAGGACACCTTCTCGGTTTCGTCGTGACAGGTGCAGGTGCAGTCATGACAGCAGAGCACGTGGACACCGGCGTCGCAGGGGGTCTGTTCCATGTCGCCAACCCTAGCCCGTTCGAGGGGTACCCGCCGGGGAGAAAATATCCAGAGCCAGCATCTTGTCCAGGTGCTCATCGATCTCGGTCATGAGCAGGGCGGCTCCCTGCCGGTCCGGCGGGATCAGCTTGAGATTGGCCCGTCGCAGCGCCACCAGCAGCCCCAGCTGCCGCATCAGGTCGTTGTCATCCATCAGCTGTCTCCTTCTTCGACTTCACGAACACAATGTCCAGCTCGCCGGCCTTCTGCCGCCGCAGGAGCTCCTTCCACACCTCTCGGGGCGCGGGCTGCTCGGCAGTAATCCGCCGCTTGACCCATTCCTCAGACGTCTGCGGAACCGCTGCGATCTGAAGGGTGGGCTCCAAATGCTCCCAGCCCAAATCGGTCAACTCCCAATATGACTTGGCGCGCTTTCGCCGGGGGCTTTCCTGGGCGAGGGCCTCCGCCTCCTGCTGGCGGATCAGGCCCTTGTCCCGCAGCTTCGTCAACGCTTCCTTGAAGCTCCGGTACTCCGGCGTCTGATAATTCCCCGGGGGCAATCCCCGCTCACCGGCCACGTACGTCCAGATATGCCAGCCGGTGGCCACCTCCCACTTGACCGACAGCGCTCTCAGGATCAGCTGCTCCATGGTCATTCCACTTCTCCTCCTACCTCAGTGCCGGGCGTCGGGGAGGCCGCTCGCGCGGCCCGCTAGGGCCCAGCGCGTTTGCGCGCCGATCCCTGCGTGTCCGGCGGATTGAACCTATCCCCAAAATTTTTCCCTTGTACTAATTAGGTGGGTAGGTATAGGATTGCGTCCACGACACGGCGCGCCGGTCGGCCCTGGGGGGCCGCCGGGCCCGGGTGGCGAATCCTACCTCCCCCATATCTATCTTTAATGAAGACGCGCGCGTGATACCCAACGGTTGAGACCTTGTCAAGAGTCTCCCTGGGAAATCCGGTAACTATCCCCGTCCCGCTCCAGCAGCTCGTTGTCCACGGCGATATCCAGCTGACGACGGGTGGCAGAGACCGACTGGCCCCGGGTGGTGGCAATCCGGTCCACCGGCAGGAATCTCCGGTCCCCGCCCATCTGCTTGAGTTCAAAGGCGATCTGGGAACCGGCCACACGGCCGCTAGGAGCCGCTGAGCGCTCCGTGGAGCCCTTGGCAGCCTCCGGTCGGGGTGACGGGGTGTCCTCATCGGTGTGGCCCCAGCCAGAGAGCACCTCAGGCGCCCACAGCGTTCGGGAGCCATCGGGGTGCTCCACCATGCGCGGCACCTTGACGCGGAACTGATACTCCGGGGCCTGCTTGGACTCCCGCTCGACGAACGTGGTCGTGGTTCCCTGGCGGTCCACCTGCTTTTCCCGCACGTAGATCGCATTCTCGACCCACGCGTGCAGCGCGACAGAGCCCAGCATGTCCTGGCCCCCCCGCTTCGTCCCATCGCCCTTCTTGTTGTGGTGCACGATCATGATCGCGCAGTCGTGCTTCTGGGACAGGATCTTCAGCGGGCGCAGCATCTTGCCCATGACCTCCCCGGCTCGGTCGGTGTCGATGTCACCGGCGGTGGTGCCCAGCGTGTCAATCACAACGGCGGCGAAGTTCCCTTCGGCCATTGCCTCATCGAGCCAGGCCTGCCACCCCTCGTCAGAGGCAATGAAGCCGTGTCCGACGTGCAGGGCGAGGGGGAGAGACTTGGTGGGTCCATGCCACGTGACCTGTCCATCGGCACCGACCGATAGCTGTCCATGCCAGAAGTTGTCGGGGTCCTTGGCTTCGAGGATCTGCGCCAGACGCGCAAGTACCAGCCTCTTGTCATCCTCCTCAAGCAACATGAGAACCGGTTTCGGTCCGCCGACCATGGAGTGCTGAGGGTCATCGAGGAAGCTCTTTCCGGTAGCGATAGTGAGGGCGAGGTCCAGACCGAACCATGACTTGTAGCTCTTCGGCGCGCCAGAGATGAAGCCACACGTGCCCTTGGCCCAGATGCCCCGCACGAGCCACTTCGGCCGCGGGATGCCCTGGGCGATGACGTCCGACAGCCACTGGATGTTGGGCTTCTGGGCCTCCTCGACGCCTTCGAGCACACCCTCGGCGTCGCCGCCGTTGGCCACGACCTGGGCGACCGCCTTGGCGGCCTCAGACTTCAGCCGCTTGAGCTCATCATTGCGCCCGGCAAACTTGTTCCAGACCGTCGGCCGAACAATGGCGACGATTTCCACAATGGAGCAGCCGGCATCGGCTAGGTCACGCTCAATTTGCCATAGCACATCAGAACGATCAGCGCCGTCAGCAGACCGAGCGCCCATGTATTCACGAACTGGCCGAGAGACACGTAAACGAACACGACCCCACACCGCGTGGCGATCGACCCGCGAAAGGAGCCCCTCATCAAGGAAATCTATGTCCTCTACAGCGGCCTGGCCAATATCGGGAAGATCGTCGAAATCGCCCCAGGTATAGCGGGGACCATCCATCCACAGCAGCTTTCCCGGTGTGGGATCTCCGCCATTCTCATCGCGATAGGAGGGCTTGTGATTCAGTCGACCCGGGACGCGTAAAAGCTGGGTCGTATCCCATCCCGAAGGGTCCGCACCGACCTCAACGGTAAGCCGATGGTTCTCTTTACCTGGCCCACTAGCCCCCGGACGTTCGGTCGGGAGTAGCCAAATGCCTTGATAACGTCCGGGTGAGCTTTCCCAAGCGATTGTCGGACGACGAGCACCGAGACCCCGTGGGTTGACAGGATCGAGGTCAGCCCATAGTGCACGCTCAGGGGCCGCTTGTTCTGCGATGCGCCGCTTTCCGTTGAACAGTGAAGGCGCAAAGTACAGGTCGTCACTCTCATGGCTGCGGAGATGGTCAAGAATGGCTTCCTTCTCTCGGGGCCATTTGTAAGCGCGCCCCTCGTGATAGTTTTTACGGCGCGCGGAAGAATCACGCGCAGAACCGTCGATCCAGGGCAGGAAGCAGTATCCGCTCCGGTCATTACCCCAGATCCGGGACAGTACCTTGAGCTGTTCATCAGGGGTCAATGCCCTGTTTTCGAGTCGGGCCACGACGCCTAGCCTAGCGGCACCCCGACCATGATCATTTCTCCCCGAGCAGAAAATAAGGGACACACGGATCGGCTAGAGTTGGGGCCATGCCCGACGACAACACCCCATTCTCTTGCCCACTGTGCGACAAGTGCGACCATGACATTCGCTCGGGTTTGCTAGAGCTCACGACCAACATTATGGACAACCTCAAGAAGTCATCTGAGAAGTTGTTTGACGCCATTGAAGCCGAGGGAACCGGCGCGCCTGAGTTCCTGGCCGCCATGGCGGAGTTCTCCGAGGTACGTCATCAGGTCTCGGTCGTGATGGATGTGATCCCCGACCTCGCTGCCGTCAAGTCCGCCCGCTGATCCAATCACCGAGGAGGTGAGCACCGATGGGTTACCGATGGAAGACCCGACCGTACGTTCACCAGGTCAAGGCGGTTAAAAAGCTCCTGAAGTCCGGCTACGGCGGAGCTCTTCTCATGGAGCCGCGGACCGGCAAGACGAAGACGACGATCGATTATCTGTCGATCCTCGCGCTCACCGGCAAGATCGACCGCGCCATCATCATCGTACCGAACCGGGTCCTCGGCGTGTGGCTCGACGAGTTCTTCGTGCACTCCCCCGCCCGGGTAGAGCTGCAGGTCTGGGACGCAAGGGCGCGCAAGGCCGGTCCTCCGAGGCCGCCCACACCGGGCTATGACCTGTCGGTGGTCCTGGTCAACTACGAGGCGTTCGGTACGCCCGGAGCTCGCACGCCCAGCGGTCAGCGCTCGAAGGCCTCGGGACGATTTAAGACCAGAAAACAGCTGGTAACTTGGGTCGACCGCAAGCCCTGTGCCGGCGTGCTCGACGAGTCACACAAGATCAAGTCAGCGTCCGGTAAGGCCGCGAACATGATCGTGTCGATGGCCCCGCTGTTTCAGTACCGGGTGCTGCTGACCGGAACGCCGATCACGAAGGCCAAGCGCGCCCACGACATCTACATGCAGTGGAAGTTCCTCAACCCCGACCGGTTCGGTGACCTGTCCACGCTCGCCGACTTCAAGGACCACTTCGGTCGGTGGACCAACGTCGGGGGCTATCCGAAGTGGCTCGGCGGTCGCAACCTCGAAGAGCTGCAGGAGCGCATTCACCTGGACGCCTTCGCGGTAACCCGGGCCGAGTGCTTCGATCTGCCCCCGCGCGACATACAGATCGTTCCGGTCGAGCTCGATGCTTCGGCTAAGGCGTACGACGACATGGCACAGGAGATGGTGGCCAAGCTCGAAACAGGGGCAATCGCTGAGGCTTCCATTCCGCTCGTGCAAGCTCTGCGGCTGGCCCAGATCACGTCCGGCATGGTTGGCACGGCCAGCACCTTTGATGAAGACGGTGTCGAGACCGGAGGTGAGACGGTCCGCATCGGCACCGAAAAGCTTCGTGCCCTAGAGCCCCTGCTCGAAGATGCCCGCGATCACGACGAGAAGATCGTGGTTGCTGCCCGGTTCAAGGCGGACATGGATGCGATCAAGGAACTCGCCAAAGAGCTGGGCCTGCCGGTGTTCGAGCTCCGCGGCGGCATGAAGCGGCTAGACACCGATCGAGCGATCCGGGAGTTCCGCAAGATCGACGAGGCCGCAGTGTTCATTCTGCAGCCGGCGGCCGGATCTCTCGGCATCGACCTGAGCACCGCATCCCGCATGGTGTGGTACTCGCTCACCAACTCCTGGGTCGACTACACCCAGGCGTGTGACCGCATCGCCCTGTCCCGCTCGAGCACCACGTTCACGTACCTGATTGCCCGCGGCACGGTGGACGAGGTCCTGTTTCAGACCTTGCAAGAGGACGGCGACGTCGGCAAGGCCATCTTGAAAACGCCAAAGGCCCTGCTCCGCTCCACACCCAGCATTCCCGAAGTGCGCGAAGCACTCCGCAAGCAAGCCGCAGCCTGAACCGAAGGGTAGTAATGATCATCATCGAAGGGCCAGACGGGGCGGGGAAGACCACCCTGCTCAACGAGCTCGCCGCGCACTACACCAGCATTCCCGTGCACGAGCGGGCGAGTGATGGGGTCAACGGTCCGGTCAAGAATCTCTACCGCTGGGCCGAGCGGGACGTGGGCAACTGGACAGAGGAGCCAGTGCATTTCTACGACCGGCATCCGTTCATCTCCGAGTACATTTACGGGCCAGTCGTCCGGGGCACCATGGACCCCCAGTTCCACACGACACATCTACGGCGCTATGTCGCCCGTCGCGCGCTGACCATCGTGTGCCTGCCCCCGCTGGACATCGTCAAGCTCGCCGTCAGCGACGAGCGGGACATGGCCGGGGTGACGACGCATATCGACACGATCTGGCATCTCTATGCGTCTCTGCCGGCGTCCTGGGCCAGCTCGGCCGGCATCGTGGTTTACGACTGGACCAGGCACAACGCTGCCGACCACATCCATCCACACATCAACTCTCACCGCACCCACTGGAGCGTTACCCGATGAGCGACAGCCCGATCCCCTGGACCGCGACCACCCCTGATTTCGACGAGTGGTGGGCTGGCGACACCGACAGCGGCCTTGACCCCGCGACGGACAAGGTCCCGGACACGCTCGCCACGATCTTCGCCCAGCAGCGCGCCTTCATGCGTGCGGTGTGGGATAAGGAGATCGATTCCGGTTTGTCCGTACCAACGCAGGTGGCGAGCTGGGGAGACGTTCACGTCCGCGAGGTACAGGCCCGCATCCACGAGACGTTCGGCCACCTCGTGCGCGAGCTGTCCGAGGCGATGGCCCACCTCGATGGCAGCAAAAGTTGGAAGGACAAGCCGCGACCCGTCAGCATCTCTACTTTTTACGAGGAGATCGCCGACGCGTTCCACTTCTTCATCGAGTTCTGCATCCTTTCCGGACTCGATGCGGAGACCCTGTTCCACGAGTACTTCTCCAAGTCCCTGACCAACTTCGACCGGAATGCGAGCGGCTACTGATGCCTCCGATCCACGCCTACAACTTCCCCACGGGAACGGCGCTGCACGAAGGCCTCATCCGCAAGCTCTCCTTCTCGTCGGCGGACCAGCTCGACCTGGTGACCTCCTCGGACGTTCATCTCCACAACGTCATCGCCCGAGCTGAGTCGTTCGATTATGACCTCGACATTCAGCGACTCTGGGTCAACAAGCTGCGGTGGTCGAGCCTGGTCCGCCAGTACGTCAACCCCGTGGCGCTGGAGGAGTGGCTGGCCAGCTGCGAAGCCAAGCTCACCAAGGGCAAGCGCGGCGTCTCCATCATGCGCACCAACCTGGTCGCCCAGCAGAGCACGAAGTCCAACGACCGCGTCTGGCGACGCTGGGGCTCCTGCATCCTTGCCATCGGCTATCGGGCCGTGCCCCGGCCGCAGATCACCCTGCACTCACGCACGTCCTATCTCGGCTACATCGCCGGCCTCGACCTGAACGTGGCGCACGTCTGTGCCCGGCTGGTAGGCGAGCGTGTAGGAGTCACTCCCGAAGAGATGGCGTTCGTCTGGCACAACGAGAACCCGCAGTTTCACGTCTACAAGTCCATGGCCTATCTCTTCGGCGACGACGAGATGCGGGAGCAGTTCCAGAACCCCGCGGAGCCCCACACCAAGACGTCAGCCCCGGGGTTGTTCTACTCGCAGAAGTGGCTCGATGCCTTTAAGAAGATGGATGACGACGGGGTCCTCTATGGGGACATGAAGTTCAGCCAGACCCGACGCATCCGTAAGCGCTGGCACACCGAGGTCTTCGGTTACGAATACGGCGCACCCTTCGAAGGTGGGGGTGAGGGGTCCAAGGGGGCGGCCTCACAGAACAAGCGGTTCAAGCCCCTGGCGTCGGTTTCGACTAAGAATCTCGACTTCTCGCCGATCTTCCGCAACTGTCGCTCGGGAGCCCCCGAGGACGTGGACATGTCCACCTTCTCCGATGAGGCCGGCATGGATGACGACATGCTCGGACCCGACGATGAGTAGAGAACTGCGCGCTCAGATCTTTTGGATCTGCATCGCCTTCACTCTGACAATGCTGTTCAGCATCCTTTTTGAGGTTCTTTCATGAGGCGGTATCGCTCGGATGGTGAGATGGTCACCTTCCAAAACTCGTTCGAGGACATGCAGGTCGACATCCTCAACCAGCCTCTTGAGAGTGTTGGGCAGTGGCAGTCCCAGGACACCGACGTCAAGACCCGCGAGCTCATGGGTGTGACGTTCGAGCTGCGCCTGCCCCCCTCACCCGAGACGCTGGCGGAGTGGACGGGCGCTCATCTGCCATGGGCCGAGGACCACTTTCAGGAGCGCGTCTTCGGTGTGCCGCTCAACCCCCCGCCCTCCGAGGCCTGGTGGCCGTTCAACCAGAATGGGAACCGGGACCACAAATTCCAGAAGGATGGTCAAGCTGTCCAGTTCAGCCACACCTACCCCGAACGATTCTGGCCGAAGCGTGCCGGCTTCCCCAGCGACCCGAACCACCATCGCATCAACGGAGACCGGCACAACTGGGGAGTCCGCTTCGCACTCGGTGACCTCGGGGACGTTGTTGACTTGCTTCGCCGAGCACCCGGGACTCGACAAGCGTTCCTGCCCGTGTGGTTTCCCGAAGATACCGGAACGGTGCACGGCCAGCGCGTGCCTTGCACCCTTGGATACCACTTCCTGATCCGCGGGGGACGTCTCCACATGTGGTACTACATGCGGTCCTGCGATCTCATGCGCCACTTCCAAGATGATGTCTACATGGCTGGCCGACTGAACCAGTGGATCTGCGGCCAGCTGGGACACGACCTGCAACCCGGCCGACTGAACATGATCATCTCCTCGCTCCACACCTTCGAGGCTGATGACCATGCGCTTAACCAGGTTCGTCAGGGCAAAAGGAACAAGCGATGAGCGAGCTGATGCGACCAACCCGTGAGGAAACTGCCATGGCGGTGGCCCACGAGTTCGCGAAGCTGGGCACGTGTGACCGTCTCCAGGTCGGGGCGGTGATTCACCGGCAGGGACGAGTGATCATCTCTGGCTACAACGGGGTTCCCGCGGGTCTTCCCCACTGCGAGCACTCCCGGGACGTCCCCAGCACAGGCGAGGAACGGGGTTGTCAGATCGCGGTGCACGCCGAGGCCAACACCATCGCCTTCGCAGCACGGCATGGTCTCTCGGTCGAAGGTGCGGACATGACCGTTACGCACATGCCCTGCGTCGACTGCGCCAAGCTGATCATTAACGCCGGCCTGGTGTCGGTCACCTACCAGCAGCCCTATCGGAAGGTGGAAGGTATCCAGCTGCTGACCCGTGCCCGGGTTCGGGTGGTGAATCTGCGATGACCGAGGCGACCCCACTCGACCGCATGAACGCAGAGGTCCAGCTGCTCGTCCGTGACCCGCAGTGCGAGCTCTGCAAGATGCACACGCAGGCTCAGGGCAAGGACGTCTGCGTGACCGCATCGGGGCCCGCCCGAGCTGACGTCATGGTGGTGACCAAGTCTCCGCTATCAGCCAAGGGCCGGAAGGAGATGCTGACGTATCTGGAGCGAGCAGGGGTCGACCCCACCGACGTCGCCTTTACCGCGGCCATCAAATGCCGGGCCTGGGATCTCGACCCAGGCAAGACCGACCTGAAGGCCTGCCGGCCCTACCTCGACCGGGAGGTCGAGGCCATCGGCCCGAAGTTCATCCTTGCTCTCGGCAATGAGGCAATGTTCTCCCTCGTTGGCAAGTCCGGCATCATGAAGCACCGCGGTGTGGTGTATGAGCGCGGCAACGCTCGGGTGCTGCCCACCATCAGTCCCTCGATGATCTATCGGAATCCGGGGCTGAAGGGCGGGTTCGAAGCCGACCTCAAGTATTTCGACCGCATGATCCGCGGGGTCGATGGTGAAGAGGAATTCGCCTACCACTCGGTCTCCACCCTGGGGGACGTGCGTCTGTTCATCGCGGCACTCAAGCAGGCTGAGGTGATGGCGTTCGATATCGAGACGAACGGATACGACGAGTTCGCCCCAGATGCGGCGATCGTGTCGTTGGCAGTCACCCTGGCCCCCAACGATCCGGGCGCGCCCCCGAGCGTCTGGGCCGTCCCGTTGATGCATCCCGGGTCACCATGGCGTCGGCAGTGGCGACAGGTGCTCAGCAAGATCCAACCGTACTTCAACGCGGTGCCCAAGGCGATCGCGCACAACGGCAAGTTCGACTGCCGATGGCTGCGCCAGTTCGGGGTTATGCGGACGCTGACATTCGACACGATGCTGGCCGCCCACACACTCGATGAGAACCGGCCCAAGGGCCTCAAGCCGCTCGCGCAGCAGCTGCTCGGGGTGAAGCCATGGGCCATCTCGACCAAGGACCTGGTGGACACACCCCTCGGCGAGGTCCTGGAATACAACGCCAAGGACACGTTCTACACCCTCGGCCTGTACCGGATCTTCAAGGGCCAGTTCGGTCTGCCGGCGAACAAGCGCAAGCTGCGCATCTTCACCCGGATCATGATGCCCTGCTCGGAGATCTTCACCGAGGTCGAGCGCGAGGGTGTGTGGACCGACACCGAAAAGATGATGACCCACTGGTCCATCGCCAAGCGTGAGCTGGAGGCGATCGATGCCGAGCTCCTGACGTTCGTGCCCGAGGACAAGGGGGGTCACAAGGCGGTCAACTTCAACCCGTCGAACTTCGCGCGCTGGTTCATCTTCGAGCACCTCGGCCTGCCCGTCTTCGCGCGGGGCAAGGATGCGGACGATGGCTCACCCGGGCAGCCGAGCATGGCGGAAGCCATCATGCTCGACCTGCAGGACAAGCACCCCCACCGAGCCCTTGAGCTACTCATCGAGCGAACGAAGTGGCAGAAGTACGACTCAGCCTTTTTCAGCGCCTACGCAGAACAGGTGGACGAAAATGACCGGATCCATACGACGTTCAAACTTACGGGCACTGTCACCGGACGGCTCAGTAGCGGAAAGCCGGACTCGGATAAGGTTACTTCTCGGAAGCAAAATCGTGGAGTTAACCTTCAGCAGGTGCCCCGCGACGACTTCGTTCGGGGAATCTTCGGGGCGCCTCCCGGATCTTCTTTCGTTGAAGCTGACTATTCGCAAGTCGAGCTGAGGGTCGCCGCGTTCATCGCTCGCGAGACGACCATGCTCCACCTGTACGCCACCGGTCAGGACATCCACACAACCATGGCCATGAAGATGACCGGCAAGCCGGCGGATCGGGTCACCAAGGACGAGCGCAAAAAGGCCAAGGCAGTGAACTTCGGCTTCCTCTATGGGATGGGAGTCAACAAGTTCATCGAGACGGCCTGGAGCAACTACGGGGTGCGGGTTACCGAGCAGGAATCCAAGGCCTTCCGGGACGCCTTCTTCACTCAGTTCCCGATGCTGCTCCGCTGGCACGCCCGTCAGCGTCAGCTGGTGAGCAAGTACAAGCGTGTGGAGAGCCCCCTGGGTCGGGTGCGACACCTGCCTGACGTTGACAGCCCGAATCAGGGGGTACGGTCCGAGGCTGAGCGGCAGGCGATCAACTCACCCGTTCAGTCCTTCGCATCGGACATGGCGCTGCTGAGCATGGTGCGGATCACCGAGGAGTTCAAGCGCCAGGGGATGACGGCTCATCCGATCGGCACGGTGCACGACGCCATCAACTTTGAGATTCCGGACGAAGAATTGTCAGTAGCCCTCCCTATCATCAAGAACAACATGGAGAACCTGCCTCTCCAAAGGATGTTCGGCGTGAATCTTGACGTACCGATCATTGCTGATTTGAAGGTGGGTACCCGCTGGGGGGGAGCCACCGAGATCACCCCCGAGCAGATTTATGACTGGAAGGGCCTCGCCGCGTGACCTCTCAGCTGAACTTTCCCTATATCGATCCGGAGACGGGGCAAGAGATTGTCACTAACTCCATGCTTAAGACGTTCCGTCGATGCCCGCGGCAGTTCTACTATAAGTACGTTCAGCGGCTCAAGTCGAAGGTGGAAAGGTCTCGTCCCTTAAAAATGGGAACGTGGATGCACTACCTGCTTGAGGAGTATTACGCGGGTCGCGATTGGAAGGCAAAACATGAAGAGCTGACCAAGCAGTTCCGCGAGCTCTTTGATGAGGAGCAAGAGTCCCTCGGGGACCTGCCCACCGACTGTAAGCAATTGATGCTGTCCTATCTCTGGCATTACGGGGCGAACAAGGACGACCCACACCACGGCTGGGATGTAGGAGGAACCGAATTCACTCTTGAGACGCCACTCGTCGGTAATGCCATTCTCCGAGGCAAGATCGACATGGCAGTACACGACCGCTTTGGTCTGTGGCTAGTCGACCACAAGAACATGAAAACGTTCCCCGACTTCAGCTTCCGGTTGCTCGACACCCAGTCAGCCCTGTACCTGTGGATCGCACGACAGGAGGGCATCGAGGCCCAGGGGTTCATCTGGAACTACCTGCGCACCAAGGCCCCCTCTGTGCCGGCCCTGCTCAAGGATGGGAAGCGCCTGTCCAAGGCGAAGTGCGACACGGATTATCCGACGCTTGTTCGCACCATTCGCAGGCATGAATTGGACCCCGCCCCATACCGAGACTGGCTCAAGGTTCTCAAGGCGGATCGCTGGGAGCCGGACAAGGTCCAGACCAGTCATTTTTTCCATCGATCCGTGATGGAGAAAAATGACGATATGCTTGACCGAGTGGCGGCCGAGGCGGCCCACACGTACGAGCGTATGACCGCGTATGACTGGGAAGAGATGGACCGGGTCGAGCGTGTACCTGATCGCTCTTGCACATTCATGTGCTCCTTTACCGAGCTGTGTCAGGCAGAGCTCTACCAGGGCGATGCGCCATTCCTGCGGCGTCAGCTGTACCGCATCGGTGACCCCATGGACTACTACCAGGATGACAAGGGAAAGGACGACAAGGGAGCCGATAGTGCATAACCACACAACACAAGCAACAGAGATGAGGTGACATGGCAAAGGACTACAACGCGATTGCAAAGGCTCGGATCACCACGCCGACCCAGAAGGCTGAACGCAAGCCGCGCATTCTCGTCTACGCTCGCAATAAAAAGGGCAAGACCCGCTTTGGGGCCACCGCACCGAAGGTCCTCATCATCGACCCTGAAGAGGGTACGAACGAGGAGAGCAAGCTCAACCCCGACGTGTGGCCGGTCAACTCGTGGGAGGACCTGGACGACGTCTACAAGTTCCTCCGCGAGGGCAAGCATGACTATGAGTGGGTCTGCATCGACGGTCTAACCCGCATCGCCAACATGAGCCTGCGATGGGTCATGTATCAGGCTGAGCAGCGTGACCTCGATCGACGCCCGGGTCAGGTCGGCAAGCAGGACTACGGAAAGTCGGGCGAGGCCGTCAAGGCCATGCTCTACAACTTCCACAATCTGCCGCTGGGCGTCATCTTCACCGTGCAGGAACGCATGATGGATGCTATTCCGTCCGGGGATGAGGATGAAGACTCCGAGGACGCGGCAATCATGTACGTTCCGGATCTCCCGAAGGGCGTGCGTTCCGCGGTCAACTCGATCGTGGACGTCATCGGTCGGCTCTACACCGTCAAAACTACCGTGAAGGTCCGGGCCAGCGATGGCTCGATCAATGAGAAAGAAGTCATCCAACGTAGGATCTGGCTCGAGCCGCACGTTTCGTATGACACCGGATATCGCTCCGCTCATACGCTCCCCCCTTACCTGAAAAACCCCACCGTTGAGAAGCTGACGACGCTGCTCAAGACTGGAAAGGCAACAAACTGATGGCTGACACCGCCACTCCCCTGAAGGCCGTTCTTGACTTCACCAACGTCAAGGAAAACTCGGGGATCAACCCGAAGCACCGCCCCGCCGGGGACTATCGGGTGAAGATCGCCAAGGTGATCGCGAACAAGTCGAACGCCGGCAACAACCAGTGGGTGTTCACCCTGGTGCCCACTGACATGCTGTCGGCCGCCTACCCGTACTACTGCACGCTGAACCCGGACAGCCTGTGGAAGGTCCGCAACCTGCTGATCGCCTGCGGCATCGACGTCCCGAAGAAGAAGCTCAACGTGGATCCGACCCGTCTCGTGGGCAAGGAAATCGGGGTCACCCTCGATGACGACGAGTACGAAGGCAAGATGAAGTCCGTCATCACCGCGGTGTTCCCGTCGTCGGACCTGGACGACGAGAGCGTGCCCGCCCAGGATGAGGACGAGCCTGAGGTTGAAGACGAGCCTGAGGACGAGCCTGAGGCTGAGCCTGAGGTTGAGGCAGAGCCGGAGCCCGCGGCCAAGCCGGCCGCCAAGCGGAGGGCCGCCGCCAAGCCGACCCCCCAGGCTGAGCCCGACGGGGTCGAGGAGGACGAGCTCGATGAGCTTGGCCTCGAAGATCTCTGATCTGTAGAGGCTCCTTCCCCCAGGAGGAGGCCTACCCTTGAACGTGGAGCCCCCCGCCAACCTTGCGTCTCGGCCACCAAGGTTCGTGCGGGGGGCTTCCGCGTGGAAAGAGCAGGAATAATGCATCTAACTGATCTACCCCATCGCTTTCCAGGCCTTGAGCGACTCTCTACAGTCCTCGGTCTGGCGCCTGCCTGGCATCTGTTCACCTGCGACGACGACGACTGTGCCCACGGAATGTGCGGCTGGGAAATGCTGGAGCTGGAGGCCGAAGATGGCGCAGCCTGAGGCCCGATTGTCCCGAAAGATCATGACCGCCCTGCGAGAGCGTGGGGCCTTCGTCTTCAAGGTGTGGGGTTCCGAGCACATGATGGCCGGCCTGCCCGACATCATCGGTTGTTACCGCGGACAGTTCATCGCGGTCGAGACGAAGATGCCGGGCAACACGACGTCCACACGGCAGGACTATGTCGGCGATCAGATGCGCAGGGCTGGCGCCCGGGTCGTGGTCGCGTATTCGGTAGCCCAGGCCCTGGAGGTACTCGATGGGGAGAAATCACCCCCGGCTGAATAGGTACAATTGACCTGCATCGCTCAAGGCTGGGGAGCCCATTTTTCCTTTGGATGGATTCCCGAAGTTCTCGGGAAGAGTGAGCGATGTAGAAACCCCCCTACGGAGGTGAGCCCGGGTAGGGGGGTTTCGTCATGTGCTGTGAACACCAGGGCAAGACATGAAGCTCCCCCGATGGCCCGGGGGGCGGGGGTAGGCCATCGGGGGAGCGTCTGGGGTGGGGGGTCAGGTCCTCGCTAGATCGTTCACGTCGAGCAGTGCCCGACGGCGGCTCAGTTGCCGCAGTTCCCCGCTCTCGACGTGGTAGTACTCAGCTCGAATTCCATCCCCCCGAAGTGAAGCCTTGAAGATGCCGGCAAGCAGCTCGCAGCTTGGCTTCAGGGGGTTGCCGATCATGAAGGCCTGATGCACCCCGTGCTCGGGGTCTGAGGCCACCAAGATCTGGAGCCCCTTTTGCCTGGCCGCCTCGATGACCGGAAGAAGTAGCGGAGAGATCATCGAGGGAAGACGGCGCTTGGACTGGGGGACCGTCTTCTTTGCTCGCGTGGGCTGCTGCGCCGGAGAGCTAGACGCGGGGTGTCGCGCGACTGACGCGTCCAGCTCTTCGCGAGCCTTGCGGCAGGCAGTGCGTGCGGCCTTGGTTCGAGCGTGTGTGCACTTCGAGTGGTCAATCATGGGGAGGTCTCCTCGGCCTCGGAGCGGTGATGACGCACACAGTATCCCGCTGGGTGGAAACCCGACAAGTCCTCTACACACACTCTTGTGCATAGATGCCAAGCGGCCCCCCACCGTCAGTCTTAAAACGGTGGGGGGCCGGAGGTAAGGCCAGGTCAGCGCGGGGTGGACAGGTCGTACTGGTCGATCAGCTCAGAGATCTGGGCTTGTGCATCCCAGGGTTGAGTGCGGCTAAATCCGAGGAAGTCCACCAGCTCCCACACCAGGAGCTCGCCGTCTGAGTACTCCAGGTGAGGGACGAAGCCGTTGTCTAGAACGTAGTGAACCCGTCCCTTGGCTGCCGCCTTCACCTCCTGGGGACAAGGGTTGGGGAGCCAGCGGATCTGATCATCGAGGAGGTTCCCGATCAGCTCGTGCACGTGTGTCGTCGTCATGGGCGCGACCCTACTAAGACGACGGGCAGCCTGCAGCAACTCACCCCCCCGCCGCTCGAGGAGCTCTCCGAGGCTCTCAGGCCGACTCACGAGGCCATCTCCCCCACACGAACGGGGGTCCAGGTGGGGCTCCAGGGGCGGCGATCCTTCATCTGCGTGACATGGAGCCCGCACTCCCGCAGTCGACGCTCCAGCCGAGCAATCTGCTCGGCCTCCAGCTTGCGCAGCGCGGGAGTGCACTTCGGGATCTCGATGACGGCCGGCTCAGCCTCCTCCTCTGCCGCCACCTTGACCGCCGAGTTGTTCATAAGACCAGTGGTGTTGCGCTTGGCGCGCCGGGTGTTCACACCTTCCTGCCAAAGTGTGAAGCGCTCCCGGAGCATCTCCAGGTCGGCGTAGGTGAACTTGTACCGGCCGCCCTGGCCAACGTTCATGTACGTGCTGTCCTCCCGCAGGAACCGCCGCAATTTACGCGGCTCGGTGTTCAGCGTGGAAGCAACCTTTTTGCAATCGAGCGTCTCGGCCACGAGAAGTCTCTGCTTTCGTTGTGGTGACTGGGGCAGGAAAAGGGCGCACGAGTTCCTCAGGCCCGTGCGGTGTGATGGGGGTGGAGCTAACTCAGATGACGAGATCCTCGATGAGGTCATCGTCTGCGGGGTGCGGGAGAGTGGTCTCCACAGCTGTCTTCACCGCGGCTGCCCGGGTTCGCACGATCTTGTCCCGGTTGATCTTCCTGGCTGCTTCGGACCGGATCTCTTCGATGACCACCGCAACCCGGGGGTCGTCCGGACCGGTGAACGCGTAGCGCGAGCTGTCGGTGCCGACGTCGCGCGAGATCTCGCCGCGCTGGGCCAGCCTGCGCAGGACGATCCTCGCCTCGCGAGCGGTGAGCTTGGTTCCCGTCACCGTGGTGACGTGCTCAGCCAGCCACCTGCTGTCGAACGGCACCAGCTCTCGTCGAGAGTAGATCTTCGGCGGGACGGGGCCCGAAACTTTTTCCGCGCCGACTGTATCAGCCGGGGACGTATCCCCCTCTACCTCATGAGGGAGTGCGGCCTCAGGCCGCTCCGGGGACAAAAAAATCTTGGTACCGCCGGCACAGAAGTCCTCCACCTCGATCGTCGCGTCCGCCAGGACGTCGACCACACGGGGAGCAGCTGCTCCCGGGGTGCTGGGGCTGAACGTGTCGGGCTGGCGAGCCATTTAAGCGTTACCTCCTCGGTGCGCTCTGGGGTGTGTGAAGGAACCTAACTCAGCGTGCCCGGGGCCTGTCAACCCGACCCCGGGCCGGGGAGAAAAATACTGGTCGGGGGCCCCGGTACCTGGGCTAGGGACCGTATCTGTGTTAAGAGCCCTCCCCATAAAACACCCCCGTGGTCCGGTCCGAAGACAGGCACGGGGGCGGCCCTCTGGTGTGCGTCTGTGTGTGTGGGGGAGGGGAGGGGATAGTGAGCCCCTGCGAACGTGGTAACGCATGGAGCGCATAGGCCCTGGGGGGCCTTGCGTCCTGCGTACCCTACACCTCACCCCCAAACACGAGACACCGTCGGGGGGAGAAAAAATGAAAGATCAAACAGCGTGGTGGCGACCCGAGCCGATGTCCTGAACCGTGGCAGTGGCCCCAACTGGCTTCCACAGGCCGTAGTGCATGCCCACGGCCACGAGGAAGGCCCCCAGCCACGTCAGGATCGCCGACTTCAGCTCGAACGACGGCGTGGTCAGCTCCGTCAGGAAGCCGGTGAGCGCTGAGAGCCCCGCCAGTGCGGTCGCCTTGATGGCGGGACTGGTTACCCGGGTGGTCACCAGACCGACCAGCAGGGGCAGGACTGTGCCGATCAGAAGGCCAAGGGTCTGGGCGTCGAGGATCATCGGGGGTCGCTACCTTCCAGGCAGAGGGCAAGCTGATGCCGGGTCGACTCCAGCTCGTGGTTCAGTTGCTCCAACCGACCGCGCAGCACGCGGTTCTGTGTGGTCTTTCTCTCCAGCTCCTGCTCGACCTCCGACAGACGCTCTTCCTTGTCGGTGAGCTCTGCACTCAGCCGCGCGATGGTGCCGGCGTCGACCGCCCGGAACTGATGCAGCTGAGCCGCCTCCGTGTGGGCCTCGCTCAGCCGGTTGTGCAGGTCTTCGATGAACAGCCGCAGGATCGGGTCCGTCGATGATCTCTCGACCGCGACGACCGCCACGGACTCAGCCGGGTCGGCGGGTGGGGGAGTGTCCCTCTCCTTCTTCTCCCGGAAGCGCTCCACCACCTTCTGACCCGTCAACGCAGCCACCGCGATTGCTCCGGCTACCGGCAAGACGGTCGAAAGCGTACGTAGCCAGATCGGATCGGGTGGGGTTTCCACGCCGGATAGCAGCTCTAGCATCACGAGTTTTTACCTTGTGGCATAGCCGGTACCCGAACAGGGAAATGATGGAGATCATGAAGCAAATTCCGGCAGCCGACTCGGGCCAGCGGCTGGTCAGGGAAACGACGTAGGTCATTAGATCGACCAAGATCAATGAAAGACCAACGACCCCTAACGAGGGTTTGTCGCTCCAACGTCCTACCGCGCACAACAGTCCTCCTAACGATAAGCCCCCGAGCCAGGCATAGAAGGCAATTGGCGTGTTTGTCGAATCCTGCATAGAGGGTGGGGGCCATAAGTATCCCAGTACACCCGAGAGGATCAGCGCGAGGTAATGCGGTCCCGCTCGGTCAAGACACCGCCAGAGGAACCCCAGCGGGGACCTGGAGATGACTCGCTTAAGAGGGTCCATCGCTTTCCTTTCGTGGGGCTGTCAACTCCGCCTGGAGATCTTCAATCAACTTCTTTTGCTTGCGGATGATCACTCGCTGAATGGCGCTCTGCTGTGTTTCAGAGCTGATCTGATTGGTGAGTTCAAGGATCAAGTCCTCGTAGCTGCATCCGATCGGATCGTCCTGCGCGGCCTCACGGGGCTCCGGCTGCGTCATCTCGTTTTTTCCTCCTTGTGATGCTTCAGGTTCGCGGCAGACAGCACCTTGTTGGCACAGCCCTTGATCTTGTGTCCATCCTTATCCTCGTGGTCCCGACAAAAGTACAGGTTGCGGACCATTCCGGGGGTATCTGGATCAAGGTCACTCACGATAACTGCACTCTGGACTGAGCCGTTTCCCACATCAGCTCCACACTTGGCGCATTCGTAGTTCACTCTGAGCTCCTCTGCTCGATGGTGTCCAGTCGAGTATCCAACTCGTTGATCGCGGCAACCGCCGCGGTGAGCATCGCGTAGAGATTGATGGCCTTACCCCCGGAGTCGAGCACTTCGGCGGGCGATTCTTCCACGACGAGACCCAGCTCCACCGGCCCCCGGGCGGCCCTCTTTCCGTCCGTAGAGGAACCGGGCTTGCGGCGGTAGCGGCGAGGGCGCATCTTGCGGACAACGTCCATTCCGCCCGAGCCGAAGTCGGTGATGTCTTCCTTGACCTCCTGCGAGGACGAAACGTTGAAGGCCGACGCCAGAATTGGGATGTAGACGGTTTCGTTGGCATCCGTGAAATCGACTCGACTGGAGGTACCATTCGACTCGCTGAAGAACCGGATGAATGATCCGTAGTTGTACGTGTTGACCAACTGCAGACGAGCGCTAACGCCAGCGGAACTCTGCTCCATGACGGTGAGTCGAGAGTTGTTGGTGGGCCACTGGAAATACACGTGCGTCGGGCTGACCCAGAACCGACTGTAGAGGCTGTTGTCCGACTTCCTTCCATTGACCCGGAAGCTCCCCCCACTTCCTCCGTTGTACGGAATGTTGAAGGTGGCATCAGCGGAGGTGATAGAGAAGCGGATCTCCTCCGGCATCTGCGGCACGGCTTCTGTGCCGCGAGTCTGCGCCCAGGTTAGGTCGAATCCCTTGAGATCCGGGGCGTTGTCACCGCCGACAGAGATCTTGTGATACGCGGACCACGAGTAAATCTGACTGTTGTGCTGCATCTGGGTCTTGTTCCAGAACTGACTGACGCCCGGGAGGACCGGACCCATTCGGATCACTTCACCGGCGGAGGCCGAACTGAACGAGCCAAGCTCCGCCGTCGCCCCGTCGGGGGCAATGAACTCGATGAGGCCGACCCCATTGGTTCTGGTGCCAATTTCAATGCGTCGGTCGGAGATCGCGGTCTTGAACTTTCCGGTGAGGAGGTTGTCTACACCATCGAGGCTGATCGTGAGGTTGTTCGAGGCGTCATAAGCCTGGAAGCCGATGCTGTTCATCTCGCGGCGAGCACCGGTCAGGGCCGTGCCGAGCCGCCCCGAGATCGTGACCTGGGCGTTGATGATGCCCGCGGTCAGCTTGCCGACGCTGACGCTTCCGATCTTCGCGTCGTTGACCGCCAGGTCATTGATCTTCGCCGTCGTGACGGCGAGGTCGGCGAGCTTGAGCGTTCCGATGGCCCCGTCGAAGACATCCGCACTGACGACGGCCGAAGGTGAAGCGGACGCCTGGGCAGAGGGCGTGCTGAGGTTCCCGCTGTGGTCTTCGGCCTGGAGCTTGGTGTACAGCGCAACGCCATAAGCCCCCTTGTAGAAGGAGACCCCCGCCCCCCTGCCGGAGAGGAAATCGGTACGGGTGGCGACCGTCGGGGTGAAATTGTTGGTGGTGCTGACGTGCACCCACACGCCTTTTTGGTCCTTGGCGACCGCGGCCCCGCTGGCTGTTGCTCCCGTCGAGCGGATGCGGAACAGGCCCAGGTAGTTGTCCGCTAGGGGGGCGGCCGGCGCTTCGGGTGCTGTCCCATCGGAGGCCGTAAGGATGGTCTGCTCAGCTGACCAGGGACTGAAGTTGCCTGCTCGGTCATAGGCCCTCACCCTGACATAGATGTTCACCCCGGGGGTCACGGGCGACCACGAGGCAAACGTGCCGTTCCCCGCGTTGAGGATGCGTCCCTCGCCCACGGCGGCTGTTTCGTAACGCCACTGGAGCTGGTAGCCTTCCAGGTCCTCAAGAATGGTGTTATCCGCGTTCTGCGTCACCGCGAGCCAGGTGGCACTGAACTGGGCGAACGTGAGGCCCTGGTTGTCCATGTAGGCATCACTAGATAGGGACAGCCCGGTGGGCGTCTTCGGGGCGAGGTTGTCAACGATGTCGCCGGGGACCTCAGAGACCGCTTTGCTTCCCCCGGCGATCGTGCTCCCGCCGATGATCCCTTCGATGCGGCGGGTCAGCATCTCGTTCCGCTCGGCGAAAAAGTCATTGAGCGTGACCGAACCGGTGAGTTCCCCCTGGCTGCTCAGCTTGAGCACCCACTGCTTGATGCGGAGTCGCTCAAGACCGTTGCCCATGTCCGAGTAGGCCCAGTCACCGACGTTGAAATCCCGGATCGGCCGCGGGCTGGTGGAGTCCACAAAGACCAGACCATGGGTCTTTTCCATCTTGGCCGAACTGACCTGAGCAAGTACGGCATCGGCGTACGCGCTCAGCGTGCCGGTGTCCTTCACCTGGCCTTGGGCGGCGTCGATCTCGATCCGGCGTCGCGCGGCAACCTGGGTAGAGTCCACCCGCTCAAGGAACAGGCCATCCGCACCCGAAGCCAGAATGGTCGTACCCAGATCGCGAGTCGACTTCTTTCGAGGACTGTCCAGAAGGTCTCGCCCCCGCCGGAATATCAGGGGAGGCTCGACCGCCGTACGGTCGGTGGACAGGGACTGGAACTCGTAGACCTTCAGCTGCCCGGACACGATCTCGAACTCGATGACCTGCTGGTCATGCAGGCTCTTGAGGACGGTCAGGTAATCGACACCCGGCGCATATTCGAGACTGACGACGTGCGTCCAGGCGGCACCCTTGGAGTCGGTCGTTCCGGTGAAGGTGCTGGTGCCGATGTCGGTTAGCGTGCCACGGCTTTGCGCCTGCTGCATGAAGGTCAGAATCAGGGCCCCGGGGGTGACGTTCGTAAATCGCTGCTTTGGGTCCGCCGGATTGACCGAGCTCGGCCAGCCCTTCGGAAAGACGATCGCTTCAGCGAGTCGGCCCGTGGTGAAGAACCCGGTGAACTTCCACACCGAGCTGTCCTCGACATCGTCGCCGTCTATCTCTTTGACGACTGCGTCCAGCTGTCCCTGGCGCACACCATCCAGGTACACCGCGAGGAAAAACTCGTCCTTACCGGCGAGCACCTGCCAGTTGAGCCCATCCTTGGGGTAGGAGAATTCGACCGCCCCCTCATCGCACAGCACGGGAGAGAGCGAGAAGCTCTCCACATCGGGCAGGACAGCGGTCTCTACGCCGGCTTCGAGCAGCCGGAATTCAATGCCCATGTCAGCCCACCAAGTATTTACGTCGACCCGCAAGGGTCAGCTTTGTTGCGGTTGTCCGCGAGCTCCCCGCGAGGGTGACCGACAGGGGAGTCGCAGGTGCCGCCGGAATCGACATCCACCGGTTGGTGGGGCTCGAATAGGTCAGCTTGTTCAGGGCGACCACCTTGCCCCCCACACCGGTGACCGACCAGTTAGCCGAATTGATGATGACCCCCTGTGTGGAGGTGAACGTGTCGCTGTAGAGGACCCAGCTACCGTCGGCAAAGGTCAGCTTGGGGTTGTTCCAGGGGCCCATGACCGTGGCGGTCAGGTCCTCCATGGGGGCGGTTCCGCCCTGAAAGCTTGTGAAGGAGACCGTTCCGCCGTTGGCCACCACTTCCTGACTGGTCGAGGTCAGGTCCTGCCAGAAGGGATCGGCTAGGGTGAGGCTCACCCCGAACTTGCCCAGGGGGTTGCTCGTCTCGCTGGTGAAGTCGATGGCGTCGAGCACATCGGCGAAGCACTGCCGGACCGAGCCGTCCGGGAGTGTGTGGCGAATGTCGAGGACGCCCGTCGAGCCCAGGAACAGTGCGGTGAGCTCATCGATTCGCTTGAAGAACTCCTTACGCTGAGTGCTTCCCCCCGGGATGTTTCCGTCATCATCACAGCCGATGACCCACATCGGCAGAGTGAGGATGTTCTCGGCAAATAGCCGGTTCGGGTTGCGAACAGCTCCGTGCCGACCGGGAACCGAAACGTTGGAGGTGCGACGGGCCGGCGTCCGCAGCCGTCCCGTTAGACTTTCGATGTTCTTGGCGTAGGTGTTGAGCACGACGCCGTTGACGGACAGAGTCTCCGGGGTGGTGTTGGCCATCTTAGAACGCTCCCAGCGCACTCAGGGCGCGCAGACGGCGAGCCTCTGAATCCGAGGCACGCTCGGCCACGGGGTTGTAGGTATTGAAGTTGACGATCTTCTGCGTCTCGGCACCCGCAGCAGCAGTCTCCTGCTGAGCATCGCTGTACGACGACACCTCGCGCGACGGGGGAACGTACTTGGGGCCGAGCGGACGGTCTTCCCAGAACTTCTCGGGGCCCCCCACGGACATCCCTACCGACTTCATGACTCCAGTACCGAGTGCGTCCGCAGCCTTGAGCGCCTGCTTTGCGTTGGCCTCAATACCAATAGCCAGACCGGCGGGCAGGAACTTACCGATCTCATCCCGGAACAGCTTGGATGGTGAGCCAATCCTAAAGAAGCTCTTGATGCTGTTGACGATACTGCTAGCCCAATTTCGAACCATCCCGAGCAACCAGCCACCCGCACCGGCGATGCCATTCCAGAGCCCCATCACCAGGTTGTGACCGACCCCGGTCAGCATGCCACCCAGGTTCCCGAGGGCTCCCATGATGCGTCCCGGCAGGCTGCCGACCAGGCTCATCACGTTATTAACGCCCCCAGCGACGGCCCCCACTACGGCGTTCCAGGCGCCGGAAAAAATGTTGATGACCGCGCTCATGCCCCCGGCGACGACTCCGCCGATCCAGCTGATTCCGGAGGAGACCGTTGAGGTAATCCATTGCCAGGCGGATTGAGCAACATTGACGACCGCATTCCACGCACTCGAGAAAATGTTAGTGACCGCGCTCATGCCTGAAGAGATGACATTCGAGACCCAGTTGATTCCAGCGGATACCGTTGAGGTAATCCACTGCCACGCCGCCTGGACTCCACCGACGATCGCATTCCATGAACTGGAGAAAAAGTTAGTGACCGCGTTCAGGCCCGAGGAGACCACACTCAAGACCCAGTTGACTCCCGCAGATACAGTCGAGGTAATCCACTGCCAGGCCTGCTGAACCGCCTGGACCGTTGCATTCCAAGCGGCCTTTGTCCAGGCGACGACCTTATCCCAGTTGGCGATGATCAAAGCAACGAGTGCAATGATCACAGCGATGACCCAGCCCACCGGGCCGAGGGCAACAAACCAGGCAGCGGCCATGATGACCGCGTTCGCCATTGCTCCGATCGCCATGATGACCCACTGGGCCACGTACAGAATTACAGTGGCGGCCATCCGCGCGAGAGCGGTGACCATGGAAGCCCCAGTAGTAATAAGCCAGGCCGCCGCAACCCGGGCGGCATGCAACATCGACTGAGCGGCCATGAGTGCCCAGGCGGCGATGATCCGTGCTCCCGCCGCAGCAGTTGCCGCTCCGGCCGCAATCGCGTTAGCACCCGCGGTCAGCAACCAGGCCGCAGCCACCCGCAGCGCCTGTAGCGTCGCCTGCGCGGCCATCATGGTCCACTGCCAGATGATGACGGCGATCTGTGCCACCGCGGTTGCCACCCAGGCCGCACCAGCCAGCATCATGCGGCCGTAATGTGCAGCCACCTGTGTGGCCGTCAGGGCTAGCCCGGCGACCGCTCGCAGATGCGAGGCCAGCAGCGAAGTGGCCCACCAAGTTGTAGCCGCTGCGTGTGCCGCGAGGGCGAGGGACCACACCCGGTAGACGAGGACGATCGCTCCAATGGCCGTGGCCAGGGGGCCCAACCAGGAGATGTTCTGCTGAATGAACTGGCTTAGCGTGTTCAGCGCCTGGGCAACCGCCAGCAGAACACCCATCAGCGTGGCCGGGCCACCAAGCGCGGCGACCAGGTTGAGGACCGTTCCGGTTAGCAGACTGATGATCGTCCATAGGTCGCGCATTGCCTGAATGCCCGTCTGCATCCATGCGGCGAGCTGACCCGACTCGCGGGCCCTGGCGATGAACTCCGCGAACTTCTGAGCCAGCGGTCCTACCGAGGCGGTGAGGTCCTGGAAGATCGGAGCACCCACCGCGGCGATGTCGAGGAACGCCGAGACCAGTGGGGGGAAAGCTGCGACCAGGTTTCCCACCGCTGCCGACGTCGCTCCGAGGATCATCCTCATGTCGGCCTGTCGCTGGGCGGTCATGAAGATGTCGGCGATCTGGTGGAACGCTGTGTTGAACGACCCCGCGACGTTGACCAGGGCGCCCCGCAGCATGGGCAGGTACGTGTTCCCGAGCTCGGAGATCCGGGCCCCGGTGTTGGCGAACAGCTGGTCCTGAACGGCCTGCTGCAGGTCCTTCCACGGCCCCCGTAGATTCTGCAGGGCGATGGCCGTTTCCCGGGCGGCTGGGGATAGGGTCTTGAGCGACTCCGCGAACTTCGCCGGATCGCCCGCGTTCTTCATCGCGTCGCCGAAACCCTGGAAACCGAGGGCCAGGGCACCCAGCGCGAGCCCACCCCCGATGGCCACCGCGGGAACGAGCCCGAGAACTCCTGACAGCTGCTCGGCCATACCAGTCAGGGCCCCGATGGCCACCGCGCCAATGGCCGCTCTCGTGCCCAGCATGATCAGCGTGCTGCGGACAACGTTCAGGCCCTTGGCGGCAACTCGGACGTCCTTGTCCAGCTTTTTGAACTTTTCGCCGGTGTCGTCCGCCTCGTTTCCGACTCCCCGAAGTGCCCTCTGTGCCTGATCCACACCGCTGGTATCGGCATCAATCTCGATCTTGCCGTGAGCGGTGCCGAGGTTGTAGTCAGCCATGGAGGTCTCCGCCTTCTTATCTTGCCGCAGGGTCCCTGAAAGTTCCCGGAGCGGCCGTGCCATCCGGAGCCTTCATGTACTTTGCCAACGTCAGCTGACGGCGGCGCTGTGATTCCTTGTTGGTCTTGGCCCCTTCGGCAGCTTCATCCATGGCGGATTCAACTTCCGTGCCGAACGTCGTCACTGCACGATCAAAATAGAACGCAGTGAGCGGGTCGGCAATGTGCATCATCTCGCTAGGACGCGTTTTCCACGTCTTCGCCAGATTCCACAGACGCCACAGATTCGTCGAGTTGCTGACGAAACTGTTCCAGGTTACTGGTACCCCCGACGACCCAGTTGAAGAGGAACATGCGGTCCTCAAGAGAGATGGACGAGGGATAGATCTTGCCGAGTTCCTTGTCCCGAGGGTCCTCGGGCTCGATCGTGATTTCCGGCTTTACCACGACAAAGACGGTGACCCGGTTGATAAGGGCCATGGCCTGTCGCATCATGGCCGGGTCCGCCATGACCACCTCGGGATCGAACTTCGGTGTGGAAGGCTTGCCCGCCCCGGAGGCCTTGGGCAGTGCACCCGCCAGCATGTCTAGGTCATCCAGCAGGCCGGCCGCCATCAGACCTTCAGGTCCGGGACGCTGCGCAAGGCAACGCTGGCCACTGGGCAACACGAGGTCCTGGAGCGTGCCCAGGGACTCCGCAGAGCCCCACACAGTCGGCGCGTAGGGATCATTGCCGGCGCGGTCCTCACCGAGTACCTGCGCTCGCTGGGCGGCAATTCCCTGCGAGCGAACGGTCTTCCTCTTATCCGTGGTCTTGCGAGGGGTTGGCATCCTAGTGCTCCTATTTCCCTGGTTGGGGTGGATCAGCTACCGCTGCCGATAGCGGCAGGCGTCGCGTTCTGGATGAACTCGTAGAGCACGTCATCGTCGGCAGCGGCCAGGGACGGGAAGCCCGTACCGGACGCCCCGGTGATGAAGAACTCCCCGTCGGCAAACTCGCCCTCCAGGCTGTCCGTCGCGCGGCAGCGATAGATGACCGCGTGAACGTCGCCACCTGAATCGCTGATGGCCTGGCCTTCGAGCCGGAAGAACGGGCGAGCGTCCAGCGACTTCTTCCGCAGAACGGTCTTCGCCGTGCCCGCGGTGCCCGACTCAGTGACGACACCACCGAACATGACCCGGACGGCGGCCAGGGAAAGACCACCAGCCTCAAGCTCCCACTCAACGTGCGAGCCGGAACCCCGCGAGGTGACGAGCTTGTCGTCACCGCGGAGCTCGGTGAAGTCCTCGGCCTCCGTGAACGAGAACGTCTGAGCGTTGGGGAGATCCACCGGAGTACCGAGCGTCTCCAGCTGCTGATCAAGGAACGGCGTCACCTTGATGTCCCGCAGCCCGTAGGGGAGGGCAGTTGATGCCATGGTCTCACTTCCTTCTGTGTGGGGGTTCGTTGAACGTGCGGGTAGTACATTCGCCCGTGGTCAAATCGAGGCGATGCAAGACCACGACCCCTTTAGCAGCTCCGCAAAATCGAGACGAACACTTGACCTCGATGACGTGGTCGTTGATGACCTCGGCATACTTTTTGCTGGGGCACCGCAGGGTCGCGGGCATGACCTACTGCTTGATCTGCAGGCCGCGATCAGCCTTGATGATCTCGAGGGCCTCCGGAGTGAAGACCGAGGCCAGGAGGGTGTGGTTGTTTGACTCATCCCAGATGGTCGTCTCCTGACCCTCGACACCAGCGGCCTTCCACTGCGCCCGGGTGATCTCACGCACGCCGGCGTCGCCGACGTACTTGACCACCGGAACTGACTTGTCTTCAGGGGTGGCATTCGCCATGGTCATCTCCTATCCGGATCCATTGATCCGAAAGCCGTAGTTACGGGTGATAGTACGGAACCCGTCGTCATAAAGGTCCGGGGAACTTCCGGCATATGACACCTGACTGATTCCCCCCTCGTGGACCAGGTCCCCGAGAAGAATACGGACGCGCTCCAGAGCAGCATCGATGCGCGTGAAATCTCCACCGTCATCGTGAGCCCACACGACCAGGTCGCGGTAAAGGGCCTGTCCAAACACGGGCAGACCTTCGGCCCAGGTGGTCACGAGGAAGGGTTTATGCCGTTCGGGGTTGTCGACGGCCTCAACGTTCCAGACCTCGGTAAAGCCGAGGGCTGCGATCTCCGGATCGGTCGACAACAGCGAGTAGACCGTTTCCCGGATGGTCATCAGAGTCTCCCAAACAGCTTGCCGAACAGTCTCATGAGCTCCTGGCCTCCGCCCCGGATGGACTCCGGCAGGATGCCGTACTTGCCCGACCAGCGAACCTCAAGCCAGATTCCGTAATGCATCGAGTGCGTCAGGATGATGGTGTGTCGGCTGTGTGGGCCCGGCGTATGTGACGTGATGGTACGCAGGCCATTCCGTGCATTCGTTGTGCGGTCGGTCCAACGTGCGTGGGTTCGCATGTAGGTCTCGGACCGGGTGGCCTGGTAATCAACTGCCTCCCGAATGGCCCTCTCGATCCGTGGACCAACGTTTCGGGTGTTGACGGTCAGGTTGTCCGCGGTCCAGCGGAATCTAGTGGCCATACTGGATCGCCTGAGCCCGACGCTCGTAGCCGTTGTCCCACACCTGGTCCACGACTTCCCACTGAGTACCCCGAAAGGTGAAGATGTCGTTTACGGCGATCAGGGAGTCCCACTTGCCCAGGAGGGTGAACTCCTCTTTACGCTGGGTCCCGGCCGGCACGCGGAGACTCGTCCGTGCCACGCTCATGTTCTCGATAATCTTGAACATTTGAGGAGCTCGTGACGGCTGCCCCTGGAAGACGTATCCCCCCGTGGCGGTCTTTACCTGCACACGAGGGGTTAGGGTCAGCCACTCGAAATCTTGCTCAATGAAAACCCGGGTCAGCTCGCGCTGAGTGGCCAGCTCAAGCGGGTTCGTGATCACGGGCGAACAATCGCCCGAGTGCCCGACTTGCCGACCCGGGAAGCCGTCGAGGGAGCATCGCTGTAGAAAGTGGACATCGCTAGTGCCTGCTGATACAGCTGGCTGAGCTTGCGTGAGGAGGAACCCTCAGACACGTCGACCAGACCAACGAGCTTCGAAGCCTTGATCGTCCACACGAGGCTGGCCGCAGCGCGCAGCGATTCGTTCGTGTCAATGAAGGTGCCAAGCTGAGGCGCGGTGAACTGGAACGGGGCCACCGTGTCACTGATCAACTCACGGAGCTCGGTGATCTGCTCTGCCGTTGCCATTATCGCCTCCAGTGTGGATGTAAGCGCCTGAACGACGCCCGGGGGCGGTCTCCCGAGTTAGTGGGGGAGGCCGCCCCCTGAGTGCTTACGCTCGCAGGTCGTCGTCTTCGAGTGCAGCGATCAGGTCAGCCTTCTTACGGCTGTCGGTGGCGATGATCTGCTCATCGTCATCCCGCTCGGCATTGCGGTCGGCGATCTCGCGCTGAAGCGCTTCGACCTTCCACTCCGAGTACGGGGGGATCTCGTCCTCGTTCTCTTCGGTGGTCTCGATGAGGTAGTCATCCGGGTTCTTGCCCCGAGCGATCAGGTACTCCCGATCGAACTCCGACAGGAACGGGGCAGGCTCGATGGTCTTGCTCATTTCAGGAAACCTCTTATCCCTTCGGGGCCGAGGAATGGCCCGGCTCTAAGTAAACCAGAGCCGGGCCATTCACTCAGTGCTCAGATCAGGCGTAGATCGCCGGAGGCGCGTAGCTACCGGTGGCCTTGACCTGCATGACCACACCAGCACCGCGGTGACGGATACCCGTACCGAAGCCGCGCACGTAGTACGCATCCAGCAGCGGGTAGTCGGCGTTACGGCCCTTGACCAGACGCATACCCCGGAGACCGGAGTTGGCGTGCTCGCGGAAAC